CTCACGGTGCCATCGGCAAGCGCGATAGGCTCGGTGCCTACCACTCTAGTCCCAGCATCCGTGAGCGAAGAACCGGACGGCGCGGTGCCGGCGCCGCCACCTTTCACTAGTACGTTGGCTGCAAGGGCACCTGACGATGCCCACGACGTTGCCGAATTGAAATAGGGAATCCCACCGCTGGTTCCGGCTATCGAGGCCGTCACTGCTCCCGTCGATGCGCTATTCGTGATGATCGTGCCGTCTCCCGAAAAGGATGAAACCCCGGCGCCCGGTGCGGTCCAACTCGTCACGCAATTTCCACCGGAAGGCGCGGCGCTGGAAAGGACCTGTCCAACCGTGGGCGACGTGGAAGGCAGAAGAATCTTGCAAGGGCTACCGGCCGCGGCTGCTACCCCAATCTTGGCTGTGCCACTGGATGAGCCGTTGAAGAACAGGGAACCGACGCTGTCGAGTCCTGATAGCACGGTTTCAGATTGATTGATCGCATCGAATACATCCGCAGTTTGTCCGGTCGCAGCCTGCGTTCGAAGAGGAACGATGGTCGTTGGCGTTCCAACGCCCGAGATTTGAGAAGGCCGCGCGGTCACCGTTTCCGCCGGCGATCCCACCGTCGTTCCCCAATAAAGACAACTGTAGTTGTTACTGCCCTCTCCAACGACGGCGCCGCCGCAAATCTCCGACGTTCCGTCGCTGTGCATCTTCCCTTCGAGCATGGAGATGTTTGGTGCGCCTTTATTTACGTCCGCATCGTGACTGGTAAGTATCCAACCGAAAACATTCTGGGTTTCCTGCGCCCCATGAATTAAGGCAGGGCCATTTCCAGGCGTGAACGCGCCCGTTCCCAGCCCATGAACCGTAGCGACCGCATCGGCGGAGACGGAACTTTGATTGTTCACGTCCAGAAGCGATGCGGATTGCGTGGCCGAATGGGAGTTGATCGTCAGAGGCTTTGTGGTGTCCGCACCCGCTGTTAACGTGATCGCCCCTGTCCCGCCCGTTACCGCGGTACCGCTTATATCTGAAAGCGTATTGGCGGCGGAAGCGTAAGGGATATGGGTAGAGGAAATCGTACCACCTATCGTGCCCGCACCTCCAGCACAACCGCTAACGCATGTAAGGGTGCCGGCAGCGGAGAGGGACATGAGTGAGGAACCCTTCCAGTCGTTGACTTGTAGTAACGGAGCTGTTTGACCCCCTGCCGCTCCCACCGTTACAGGTGTCTGTCCGAGGAGTGTTACGAAGTTGTAGTTGCTGTTACCCGTAATGACGGGAGCGATAGCGTTAAGCTGTGTGGACAAGCTTTGTGATCCACCCGAGATCACGAGTGGGTCTAGCGTCATACACGGCGCACCGGCGAAGGCGCATACTTGTACCTGCCATTTGGAACCTACAGGCGAGATCGTTGTGTTGTCCGTAAGCGTGATGCTGAAAGCGCCTGACGAATTGAGCGATCCCGTCACGTTAGCGCGAGCAGGGCCACCGGGACCCGGAATGAACGTAGCGAGGACGGTTCCGTTGGCATACGCGACCGCGTTGGGGTCGACCACCGTTGCCGTTACAGTGGTGGCTTTTACTGGGAGTGCGAGCCCGAGCAGAGCAAGTAAAGCTGGGATAAACTTCTTCATTCCGCGCCTCCGACTTACTTAAAGTATATCTTGATCACACCCGTGGACGCTGCGTTTGTTACCGACGCAAGCTGGACCCCGTTCACAATGCCGAGGTCACCTGACCGTTGGATGGTGAAGTCCGTCGCGCCGCGGAAGTCCCATAGATTATTGCCGAGCTGATCTTGCAACACGCCCGCGTCAGTCGCGGTGCTGTAACCTACAAACTCGATGTTGTGGATATGGACTTTAGACTTCCACACGATACGTGGTACCGCCACGCTGAGATCGAGTGTCCACGGATTCGCTGCTAACTGATCTGCCACGCTTCCTCCTCGAGGTTAAGGGGTAGGTCCCCAGTCGTTATGAGCGACCCTTCTCCTACCCCCTCCTCCATGCCTTACGACATGATCACGCCGTTGAATTCGAGCGAGAGGACAACTGCCCCATCGCCAAGCGTTAGTGCAGGTGCGGTACCGGTGAGTTTGACTTCGAGTCCGAGCCCCGCAGCGTTCGACTGCGCTAGGACCTGACCCGCTACCGCCGGTTCAACGGTAATGACTTCGTTTACGACTTGATCGACGAGACCGGTTGCATTCGTCTTCATCAAGCTGGTGGACTTCCCTGTGTACTCGATTTGGAAAGCGTTGTCAGCGTTACCGATCGTGTACGCAGTGGTGTTGAAGATGTACTGCAGCGTCATACGGGTAGGGACGAGCAGGACGGACTTCCCGAACCCGTGCGGTGGTGTAAGAGGTGTACCGACGAGCTGGATCGCGGTCGTTTGTAACGCGAGGAGCTGCGCTGAGGTTAAGAGCGCTATCGAGGTATTCCTCGCGATACTGCCCATCACGACGCCGTGTGGATAGGAGGTCAGCCGGTTCGGCTCACCGAATGCATACCCATCATATGGCGTATTTGCGGGTGAAACTGGAGGTGTGAGAGCCATGGATCACGCTCCGTTCGAGCCGGCGAGTCCGTGCCAGTATGTCGCCCCGGCGCTGAACCGGAAGAACACGGAGTAGCTAGCCCCCTTCGTGTGGAAGTCGTCTTGATTTTCGAACATCGGTTGAGTGCGCCAGTAGCCTTTAAGGTACTGGTCACGTTTCTCCGACGTCATCCACCACTGCGTTTTGCTGGTGAGGTACGGGTTGACTTGCGGCTCGAACCTCCCCTGCATCACGTTGACCTCGTTCGTACCTTTGTAAGGAGCGTAGGCCGAGTGGAGGACCTCCCCCATTACCCACTGCAACTCAGGTGCACCCCACACGTACTTGGGTATGCTGAGTTTCAGCAGGCCGCGCTCGTTCACCATCCGTTCGAAAAGAATGGTCAGCTCCTGTAGCCCCGCCACGCTGAACGCAACGTCCGTCGCACTGCGGTTCGAATACGTCCCACCCCCAAGGAGCGGCTGCGCGGTGTTGCAGAGGCTGACCCCGTTAATCGTCGTCGTGGTGGTGAAGGAGTTGATCAGCACGTTCGCATACGTAGACTCCACCGTTTGCTTGATGCCCGAAGCGAAGTCCTGCGCGACACGTTTCATGATCCCGTACTTGTCGTCATCCCACATCTCTCGGGTGACCTGCCACTCGAGGCCGTAGGATACGTGTGTGTAACGAATCGACCCGCCCTGGATAGGTTCGTCCAGCTTCGTCGCCGTGCCTTCCGGCTTCTGCGGCACTGCACCGAGACCAGCGATGAGTTGATCTTCCTCATACGCCATCTCGCTCGGATAGATGTTAAACCATTGTGAGTAGTATTCCGGCCGCGCTTGCAGGTCCTGGAAGATGACCGAGAAGAGCCCCGGGGCGAGTAACTGGCTGAATACTCCACGTGTTGATGGCATGTTCGGTTATCTCCTTATGCCTGCAGCTGCGAGGCAGCGGCCGTGACGCGGAACTGGACCTTACCGTTGAGCGTACCGATAGCGTCCACAAGCTCCGTGATCTCAACGCATGCACCTGCAGCCGTTGTGATGACGTGATTGTCAACGTACCAGAAGGAGTTACCCGGGTCTTTGAAGAGCCCGAAGAGACCCCCTACCTGTGCTTGTGCTAGTACAGCAAGCGTGTTGTCCGATGAGTCGCCGAATGTCCCGATGAACTGGACGTTAGGATCGGCAAGGTTGAAGTACGCTAGGCCGTCCGCGCCAGCCCAAGGTGCGCCGATAGGGATGACGACGGCGCTAGACTGATTAGGTACCGCTTGACCTGTGGTGAGAGTCTTCCCCACACCTGACGTTGTTAGATTCGACCCAGGTTGTGTGGAAAACCCGGCGATCTTGGCGGTGGCGACTGAAGTCATAGCAGGACACGCGATGATGAAACCCGTCGCGCCTGCTACGTCAACCTGCACCGGTGTGTTTTGTACGTATGTCTGGCCCGACTTCTCCGCGATCGCCTTCATATTTGCTACAGCGGTCCCCGCCTGAAGGACTTGCCGCGGAGTGATCGGTGTTGCGATGCTTGTACTCGCTGGCATGTCTTATCCTTTCGTTTTAGTCGTTTCGAATGCGGGGATACCTTGCTCCTTCGCTCGTTCCAGGAACCCGGTCTTCCCACCGTCGATCATCGCGTCCGACTTATCGGAGTTGTCCTGGAGATGCATCTCGTAGAGTTCGGTGTCGATCTCGAGAAGGATTACATCCCCAACGATGTACGTGCCGTCTAACTGCCTGCCCCCTGCCTCCCACACCGGCGCCTGCGGATCGTCGTGTACGATCGAGAAGCCTATTGCTTGGAGACGATAGAGTTCGTTTGTGTCGTCTTTACGTGCGAAGTAACCCGTCTTGCCTGCTGGCGGCTTGACGTAGAGGAGGGATCGCCCCATTTTTGCGCGGAGTTCTGCGTAACGCGCCTTGCGCTGTTCTTGCGTGAGCGCTGGCGTTTTAGGTGCGGAGGTCGTTTGCACAGCGGGACTTGGCGCTGCGATCGGATTCGCCATAGCTACTTCCTCCCTGCTGGCGCTATCGCGCGGTTGTCGTATGTGAACGGAAGGGAGCCGATCTGTGACATCTTTGTCTTGGCATCGGTATAGTCAGCGGGTGAGATGCCTAAACGATCCGCAACCCATTGTTCGTCCGTGCTAAGCGTTGGTTCGGGTGCAGGCGCCTTCAGCGGACCCGCAGCCCCACGCTCTGCCCCAGGTACGATAACCGTTGGGGGTGCTGTAACCTTGGGGATCAAGTCAGGGTTCCTCCCTCTCGCGTAGTAGTAAGCTGACTCCCACATTGTTTTATCCGTTTTCGCCCATGGGTCGCACTTCAACATGATTTCGTCGATCATTGGTTTGAAAAGCTTCCAGTCGGGGAACTTTTGCGCGACGAGGAACTCGGACATCTCTATCATATTCGACTGCACGCTCGCGCTGGCGCGCTCGAACTCCTCACGTGAAACGGTGGACGCCGCTATCTGATCCTTCACCGCTTTCGATGGATCAGTCCAGAAATCCCTGCTGTCAGGCGCTTTCGGCTTCTCCACGACCGGCGTTTTGGGCGGTTGGGCGGCGGCAGCAGCGATCCGTGTGTTAGCCTCATTCACGAGCGTCGCCTCGCGGGCTTTGAAGAAGTCAACGATCTCCTTCGGCGACTTTCCCTTCAGCTCGGGCGGCAGGCCGTCCCCTCCTCCTGGCTGCTCCCTTCCATCAAACAGTGGTTCGTCGGGCATCTTTCTTCTCCTTCCTCTCTTCTTCCTCGTACTCGCTAATTAGGTACTCGATCTCTTCGGGCATGACGTCGAGGATACGCAACCTACGCAGATCCCCTTGTATACGGTACAACTCGTTCCCCTCCGCCCTCTCCACCTGCGATAGCACCTTAACGCGGGACCGCTGCAGTTGCTGATCGTAAAGCTTGTAACCTGTCGATTGATAGAGGTTCCTCAACTCCAGGCATTCCGCGAGCGACGGCTTGGTCAGCCCCTGACCCTGTGCCGCCTCCAAGTACTTCGCGCACGTCGGGCACGAGTCGTTTGCGGTCTCCGATATCGAACGCGAAGAGGAGTCGTTCGGCAAGGTCCTTAGCACCATCGAGGACGAGGAGTAGAGTCTGTCGGATAGGGTGTCCTTCAGGTATCTGCCCCGCCATAGTAGCAGCCTCTGTGACCTGTCGGTAGTAGGCTGCCATTGTATTGGCCATAAGTAGGAGAGCCGTTCGATCAGTCTCTTTGTTAGCCGATGCCTCAGACGCTGCCATCTCGAAGAAGAAACCGGGCATGTCTGCTGGCTCGGAGAACTGCCATATGCGTTTGATAGCTTCGCCATTTGTCCCCCATGATTTGAACTCAGCCCCGTCCGCCCGGAAAGTTCGATAAGACTCATAAATGAGATTTCCTATATGATGCATCGGCATACGAAGACGTTTGAGGTAGATGTCCAGGCGTCGGTTGCCTTCGGCGAGGAGTGCAAGGGTACCCGAGTTCGCGTAGATACCACGCTTGCCTGCGAGGGAACCCATGCCCGCCCCTTGCATCGGTGTAGTGATACCCGTCGTGCGCTCTGCTAACTGCAGCAGGAACCCTTCTTCATCAATCATCGGGTTGTACTGACCGTTAAACGACAGAGGCTGCAGATCGTCCATGTCAGCCAGTTCGAAAACCTTTCCCGGATACCATTCGGACGAAGGATTAGGCACGGTAGGGTCACGTTTCTTCTTCCAGCCGGGAACGTTAGCGATAAGAGACGAATCCCTACGCCCGTTATGTATCTGCGCTTGTTCTTCCTGAAATTGCTCAAGAATGTCTGGAAAACAGTATCCATGGATAAGGTCCTCCCTCGGCAGCATGTTGAAAGTAACAAAGCAATTCTCAAGGCGACGGTAAGGTGAGAAGTACCCACGTAGATATCCCTTAACGTTGTCTACGGCAGGGTTAAACGTGAAGATGTACTTGCACGATTTGCCGTCGCCGAGGTCGTACCGCAGGTGGGCCTCTATCGCGCTGAACGGGCGCTCTACGTCCTTGGAGAGGTTGATCCCGGCCTCCGCAGCCTTCTCATTCAACGCAGCGTTCTTCTGCGCGCCCTCTCCTGTCCCACCTAACAGCATCTTCGCTGCTTCCTCTTCCCACCGCTTATCCGCGATACGCTCCCGGACTTCCTCTTCGGTGAGCCTGATACGGTGAAAGATAATCCGCACCTGCTGTTGATTATTCGCCGTGATTGGCCAAGCCCACACGTCTTCAAACGGTAGCGCGTTTAGCTCTAGGTTTTCGGTTGCGATCGACTCTCCGGTGACGCCTCCCGAGTCCTCCATTCCGGTCGGGAACCAGAACTGATCCTGCACCCATGGACCTTTGATGAAGACTGTACCTGTCTTTACCGACCGCCTTAGGACGTCATCCAACACTTGAGGTAGGTGCACCCGATACCACGACACAAACTGCATGAACTCTGTCAGCGCCTCTGTGTCATGATGATCAACGTTAGGTATCATCGTCTTCGAATTCCAAAACGGCTTACACGCCATGATGAGGCCGTACAGGCGCGCAACCATGATGTCGCAGTGCATACGGATGAGTTGAGGTACGAAGTTCGACGCACGCAGAAACGGACTCGTCCTTACTTCCTGGCGTGGTTTCCCGGCGTAGTTATCAATCCACCTCTTGTAATCCGACTCCACCTGTGTCGTCCGCGCATCCACACTAGCCTTGAAGTACTTACACAAGTACCCCACCACAGTCTTCTTCTTGTCGTCGGTTAGCGGTACGTTGATGAGGGGTATCATAGGTACCTACGTTTTTTCGATGCTGGAAGCATTAGACGTACCCACCGTAATCAAACTGAGTGTGCGTGCGCGATACGCGTTTAGCTTCCATCCGCGCCATCTTTTCCTTCTCATCCTTGATGTATTCGTCCGTAAGCGGCACGCGTGAGGTCTTAACACAGGAAGCGAGTGCATCCAGCCGATCCACCATCGTTGCGTGGGGGAACATTAAGATCTGATTCCTCAACTGCTCTTGCGACCTACGCAGGTACATCCGCCCGCTGCTGAACTCCTCCTGTAGGAACATCCGGATACGGTCTTCCTTATTGCGACCACCGGGTGGGATCCACTCCCGTGGTGTAATCACCCTGTGCTGCTTACCACAGGCGTCACATCCGATACGTACGCGTCTAGCGCGTATCTGATTACCGATCTCCTTCTGCGCACCGACGGCTTCGAAGTACACATCGTGAAAGATAAACTGATCATGCAATAGATGCAACTTCTCAATCGCCGCTCCATAATCACAGTTCGATCCCCACTCCGTTAGGACGAATTTCCTTCTATCTGCCGCTTGTCCCAGGCCAATAATGGCATTCTCACAGCCCGCGCTGCGGCCACCAGAACTGGGATCGAGGAAGCAGTTCCGATAGAGCTGCGATACATGAACGGAGGGAGTCCCGTCTTCTGGCACAATAGTAACTCGATCATCGGCCACACTATAATAACGAATCCAACTTGGTGCGAAGTCGGAGCCTTCGGGTGGGGTTGGGTCGTTAAGATATTGGCAAGCAAATTTATAATCCCCCTCTCGCAGGCGGATTTCTTCCAACCGCGCAAGGCTGAAACGTTCAGGCCAGATCGGAACGCCGTTCTCTATCGCGGAGCGTCGGTACCACGCGACGTACGGCATGTTCTCCATGATCCAGCCGTAGATGTCGCCGAGGCCGTGTTTCCAGCGGGTCCCCTGCCAGGACTCCTCGGACGTCTCAGGGTCCACGAGCAGGCCAGGAGCGTACTGTACCCACTCCACTACACGTTCCTTCTCCGCGTCACTCCGCGCTGCGATCTCGCCGAAGATGTCATCGTAGTCGATACCGGTGAAGTGGAAGCCAGTCATCTTAGCGCCGACACCACACGTCGTTATCGTTGATTCGTCGTATGAACCACGCCGGGGGAGAAGGATTTCAGTATCGGTCCACTTCGTCGCGTTGAAGTCAGGTGGGATGATCTCGGGGTATAGCCACTTAAGTATCTGGTTGTTCAAGATATGCCATTTGATGTCTTTCAGATTCTTCGCTGCTACCGTGTCAGATTCACCTACGATGAGGCGACGTTCCTCGGGATCCCTACACACCTTCCACAGGACTTTCGCTTTCGTTAGGATAGTCGACTTCAGATGCGCGCGGGGTACGAGAAACCCTTGCTTGATCGGTCCTCCCTGCGCAGCGGTACACATATCGAAGTGGAGGTGATCGGTCATGTCCTTATAGTTCAGGACCGCCTTAGCAAAGTAGTATAAGCTCTGGTCACACCGGGACCGCAGCTCATCACGGAGCTGATCCGCTTGACCACTTTCAGCCATATCGAAGATAGCAGACGCAGTATCACTCACTTGGCGGGGCCTCCGTAGCCGGGGCGGGCGGCAGCTCCTTCTTCTTATCTATCTCCCGCGCGACGGAAGCGAGGTGGTGGAGTTCTAACGGGTTCATAAACGTCTGATGCACGTTGGACTCCAGCTTGCGCGACCGCGACATCCGCGTATCCCTATCCATAATGTCCTGCGCCGCTTTCAACCTGACGATCGGCGAGCTACACGACTTCGCCAGCTGGATCATCTCCTCTAGTGCGTCCTCGCTGTACGCCTCCAACTTCGCCGTTATCGCATCCTTCGAATTCGACAGCTCGCGGTCGACGTTCTCATAAATCTGCAAGCTCAACGACTTCAACGCTGCAAGGAACTCGGGCTGCCTGGCGTACTCCCTCACCGTGCCGTACGATAGCTTCAGATACGACGCACACTCCTTCAACATGTGGCCCGAAAGCAGCAGCCGCATAAGTTCATCTTTTCGGACTAACTGCGCGGCTTGATGCATTAAGGATTACTCCGCCCCGTCGAGCCCTTCCGGTAGTGTCCTAATTTGAGTTTTTCAGCTTTGCAGCGCGGCATTCAACGTGCTCCGAATCCATTCCGAGACGCTTTGATTTTTCGCTTTAGCCGCCGCTTCGACGGCCTTGATTGTTTCGGGATTGAAACGCACGGGAACGATGCGACCCTTTGCGCTCGATTTGCCGTATGGCTCGATTTGCCGTATGCCCGAACCCTCGGCCAGTGCACCTACGATTTGGACTTGCTTATCGATGCTTAGCATATTCGCCCCCTCAACAGGAATAAGCGTATTACACAAATATGGCCGTGTCAATAGTTTTTGTGTTACACTTACTCCACTATGAGCGACGAGAACACAACCACCAATCAGCCCGACCCACCCGCGAATGGTAGTCCAGAAGTCCAAGCTCCCAAGCCTACTGACCCCCCAAAAACAAGCCAACCACAGACCACCAGCGAATTCCAAGACGTAAAACAAGAACTGGGCGGTTATGAACGATCTACTCTTAGGTGGACAAGGATAATCGTTGGCATCAACCTGCTTACCTGTATTTTTATAGGTCTGCAGTGGCACGAAATGAAATCCGGTTCCGCTGACACTCATGCGCTCGCTGAAGCCGCCAAAACTCAATCTGATAACACGTCCCACATGGTTGAGGCTGCCAACACTCAGGCCACAAAAATGACCGATTTCTGTCTTTTCATGACCGATCCCGACAAGCTTGATTTGGGCTTTTGCGGGACTCACAACGATATGAAGTAGAAGCAGAATCCAAATTAGGACACTACCGCCCTTCCCCGCTGCCACCCCGATCGGTACAAACCCGTCATCGTGATCCGGTACGGGTAACGCACCCGGCAGTACGGGCTCCGTGTACGTATCGATCGCCGGCACATGCACAGCGTGCCAGCACCCGTCCGCGCTCTGGACGTGCTTCATGCTTTCGTTCTCTAGATCGCACCCCGGATGGATCTCCACCGGTAATCCATAATGCCTCTCGCGTCCATTCGGCTCGGTCGCCATCCCCGCTACCTCCTTCCTGCTTCTCCAAGCCCGCCAGTCTTCCAATCACGTGTCAATTATAGCCTAAAGGGCGGCCTAAAGCCCTCCCCAAGGGGCCCCCGGGGGGTGGGAAGGATGATCTCCTCGGTGCCTTGCTTAGGACCCTGATTTGACCCCTATACGTAATAGTGGAGTCCTAATTATACCCGAGCTGAGCCCCACGTTTGTGGGGGGGACCCGGTCGGGAGAGGACGCCGAGCTGTCAGCACGATCGTCAGCAGACGTCAACAGACGTAGCCCGAGACATCGTCTACTAACTAGGAGGAAGTAGACATGTCAAATCTTAATAAGCAGTCGACGTTCAACCTAACGCCTGAGCAGGAAGAACGAGTGAAGAGCTTACTCTCGTCGATGAGAGACGGCACGACATTCGTGGAAGCCTGCGAGCGGATATTCGATCAAGGGTTGTATCAGCTCGAGTACCGCTACGGCTCTGAAGCTAAGGCTGCAAGGAAAGCCTACTCCAAGCGCCGTCAGGAAGAGGTGAAGGAAGCAATGGCACTTCGCAAGCGAGCCCAGACTGACCCTGACCTCGCGGTCAAGCTGGGACTCGGCAAGCGCGTAGAGCTGTAAGGATGTAGTGTAGATAGGGCGGACGAGTGTTCTCGGGCCTCGTCCTCCCACTTGTGCACTACGCACGCACACTGTAGGGCGTTACGCACGTCCTATCGAACGACGTCGAGCCGGAGGACTGCTTAAAGAGTAACATCTTGGTGGTGGTGAGAGAGATCGTACAGAAGGAGGTGATACCCCATTACGACGGTGACAAGAACGTACACGTAAACCTTTCTTGTTGATTTTGAGATTTAGTTGTAGTAAACTTCTATCGAAGTAGAAGTCCACTCAAAAAGGAGAAAACCTAATGAAGATCTATAACGTTGTACTATCAGAGAAGGAGTACGATTTCCTCATGACTTCCGTACTAAGTCCTGAGGAAGGTTACTCACCGAGTAAGGATGATGAGATTATCTTTACACAACTCATCGAATCGTTGAACGGTGCAGTGCAGCGAGAGGAGGACTAACATGAGCGACGACACGAAGACGATCACCACGACAAGCAACGTTCCCGGCGCAGGCGAGTTGACGCGGGAGGAGATAGCGCGCGCAATCGCCCAACTTGTGTATCGGAAAGCGTATGGTAGACGGCCAGAGGTGCGCGAGGCTCGCAGGGAGTACAATCGGCAGCGGCAGGCGGACGTGAAGGAGGCGTTGGAGTTACTGCGGCGGGCAAGAAAGGAGGGAAAGGTATGAAGGTTATAGTGAGGACGTGGAAGAGGAGGAAAGATGCATCGGGAATGATTTTTTGGGGTTATGAGGAAGACGTAAGTATCGAGATCGACGCGTATCAAGGGATAACGTTTGCCGAGTACGCGACGACGCCGACTGCTGTGACGACGTTGGTGAGAGGAAGGTGTCAGAAGATGTTTTTGTCAGCGAAGGAGAACGCGATTGTTGTGTATGTGGAGCCACCGAAGGAGGTAGAGTAATGTCTAGGAAGCCGAAGATGTTGAACGTAAGGAAACATCTCGAGTTTGAGATATGGCTCATCGACGAGATGGAGACAGCGATCGGGAAAGGAAAGTTACAACTCGCACCGTTTTACTTAGGTGCGTTAAGGGAGGTAAGGTTCTTCGCTAAGGCGATATTGAGGAAGCACGCGGCGAAGGGGACGAGGAAGGATGTGTATGTTGAGACAAAGGGAGGTAACGTATGAAGATATACAATATAACAAGATGGATGAAGATACCTGTTACCGTGATGGTGATGGGGGAGAAGGAGAAGGAGAAGGTACAGCAGATGACACCTAAGGAGTTTTCCGACTACTTCTACGAGCACACCGAAAGGGATGAGAGGGAAGGGTACTGGGAGGGGACTGATTACGAACAGGTAGGTGAGCAAGAGGTAGAATTTGTGGATGAGGATGATGAGGAGGAGCCTGTATGAAGATTGAACTCAGCAAGAAGAAGATACCGCGTGGGAAGGACGGAGACCCCGCGTTTCCGTATCTAGGACCAACTGTGTCGATACGACCGATAGGCGGATTGCACAACGAAATTTCGCGGCCCCCAAACCCCCCGTGTGTGTTAGATGTTTTCACCGCGGAAGAAGTCGTGTATATGGTTAATCGGTACATCTACCACGTTGAAGCGCAGCAAGCTGCTCACGCGAAGAGGGCTAGACGCCAGCGAGAGGCGCTCCACGCTGTGAGGAAGAAGGTCAAACAGATGTATGGCGTGAGCTGGGACAATGCGACACGCGAGCAGCAGGAGGCAGCGTTGAAGCGGCAGGCGCAGGACGACGAGGAGGTGGGGAAGGGGCCCCAAGCTGGGTAGGGATTTCCGCCCTCTCTTTAATGTATAATGGTAGTTTGTTAAGACATGGCTTCAGACTGACTTTTATTCATAGAGAGAGATACGAAAAAACCTAACTACTACCTTATATCTTACTAGTGCTTAGGAAAGGAGCTAGAAGAGAGGAGGTAGGGAGGAAGGTATTTTACCCTATGAATAAAAGGCCTGTTGGAGACCACGAGATAAATAACTACCAAAGAAAGTGAGGACGCCACATGTCGCTTAGCGTGCGGACGGAGAGGAATTATCGGTCAGAGTTGAGGCGGTTGAAGCGTGTGATGCCGTATTTGACACCTGAGGATCAAGCGCGGTGTCAACGACAGATGGAGAAGTTAGCGGACAAGTTAGGGATAGAGTTGGACTCACCGGTTTTGTCCCGCGGGCCCGGACGCCCCAGTAACTCGTTCGAGGTGCCTACGTACGCGACCGAAGCGGAGAGAGAAGAAGCGGAAAGGTTGAAGAAGGAGAGGGATGCGCTCGATTACTCTGAAGAAACGTTAAATAGGAAAGCGCGTACGCGGGCAGCGCAATCGGATAAACCACCGATAACACCCGAGGACGTTGCGCGGATGAATGAGCGGAATGTGGAGTTCAAACGGCAGCAGGAGCTAGCGCTCAAGATGAAAGCGGTCGACGACGCGAATAATGAAGCGGTAGCTGCTGAGAGGAAGCTGAAACAAGCACAAGCAGATCTAGAGGAGGAGATGATGAAGAAGAAGGATAAGGAAAAAATTGTACAGGAGAATAGGGAACACGTTGATCTCGTCAAGCTGGCCAACGACGCTGAGTTTGGTGAGACGGAGGAGATAAGGGAGACTGCCCGACTGCAGTTAAAGATATGGGGAAAGGAAGGAGGAGGGCAAACACAAGCTGGGTAGAGATTTTTGCTTTGAAATGTGTTAAGATGTAGCGTTGTAAGAAGTCAACTAGGAGGCGACGACGATGGCGATACAAGGAAAGACGCCTTCCTCGTTGGCCGAGCTGAAGAAGTTGGTCGACTCGGTCGACGATGGAGAAGGCGGGCTGGAGTTTCAGTGGTTGGACTGGGTGTACAACTTCCTCACCGCGCGGAAGGCGTATCATAAGAAGCAGCAGATGAAGAAGAAGATGATGATGAGGGTGGCGAGCGAGTACCTAAGTCAGGACGAGCTGGAGGAGATAGAGCGACAGGCTGAAGCGCTGGTGGAGAAGGAGGCAGGCGAATGACGAAGACACCAAAGATGAGGAAAGCGATTGACGACGTCGCTAAAGCGTTGTTTGGACGCCGACCGTTCGAAGGGGCTTGTGTAACGTGCGGATCGTTAAAGATTGATCCTACACAAGACTTCCGCGATGAACTGTCACAACGGGAGTACGCGATTAGCGGTATGTGTCAAGTGTGTCAGGACTCCGTGTTCAGGGAGATTGACTAGCGGTGGACGACGCGGTGGACTCGCAAGACTCTCTACCACCGGATATTACTACACTGCTCGCTAAAGCGTGGAAGCTGGCGGAGACGTTCGCGCACGAGCGAGATGGAGAGACGCTTAAGCAGATCGTACGCGTGATCAAGCAGATGAATGAGCAAGGTTATGATTTCATCTGGGATCGACGACGTCATATCGTAGGGGCCACGAAACGGAAGTCAACCTTAGGAGGTAAGATCGATGGGGAAATGGACGAAGGCGAGAAGGGCGGCACAGGCGGCACGCGTTAAGGCGCGGTGGGAGGCGGCGCGTGGAGGACTCGCAGCGCGGGACGCATATGCTAGGTTAAACACACCGAAGAAGTTGGAGTATGAGGTCAGTCTGAAACCCGCTCAGGAGGCCGTCGTGGATGCAGAGCGATTACGCAGGCGCGGACATCTCCACGGGCTCTGCGACGCTATGGAGGCGATCCTGCGTGAGTTGCGAGGTGCGATGTGAGGCCGACGATAAAGGAGATACTTGAAGAGCTGAAGCGTACACGTGACTACCTCATGTGGGGGACGGTGCCTAAGGCATACACAATGCTCGATGCGCTACAGACTGTGACGTATGCGTTAGCGGAATACGTACAACGACTGGAGGCTCGGATTGAGCGACTCGAACCCCGCGAGTAATTTCATCGTTGTGCTGCACGGACGCGGTGCGCTGTACGCGTGTTTAGCTAGAGGGACGTTGGCGGAGGTCGCTGAGTTGTGTCAAGAGGAATGCAACATGGGGTTTGAGGTACATATCTACTCCCTTAAAGCGACGACGTCTGGACGTCCATCCACCGTTGTCCAAGGCCTCACACCACTGCAGCAAGAGTGGCAGTTGTGGGATGCGGAGGAGGAGTTTAAGGATCTAACGAACTCCATTATCAACCATTGCGACGAGCATACACTTGCTGGTAGTAAACGGTACCTTGAGCAGTGTATACGTCAACTGCAGGAGCAGCTCGGGCTTGTACACGAAGAGATGGGCGCCAGCTCTGCTCCAAAAGATGTCAGCCCACCAAAAGATGGCCTAACCGATAACCCGCCAAAAGATGCCCGCATCGAACCCGGGCTGCAACCGCTAAGTGAACCGATTGACGAGCCACAAGCTGGTTAGGGATTTTGCTTTTTAGTTGTGTTATACTGTATGTCAATTCAAGCGACGACACGTCGCGCACAAGGAGAAGACCGATGGCTGACGAACTCGCAGTGAATATTGCGGATATCGAAAAAGAGATCGCGGGCATGTCGCAGGAGGACATGCAGAAGGATCTGCTGGCGATCCGCGTGCGGCAGAAGGTGCAGCAGAAGAAGCACTATAATCCAGAGAAGATGAAGGTTTACCAACAGAAGCAACGCGAGAAGGCCCGACTGCTGAAGGAGAAAGCGCTGCAGACGAAAGCGACCGATCCGAAGTTCTCTAATATGTGGGAGCAGATTAACGCGGCCGCGGAGTTGGAAGCGGAGAAGAAGGTGTCGGAAGAGGCAACACCTGAAGAGGAAACGACGGATAAGGCCGCCGCGTAGATCTTTTAGGACGCCTAGGCGTTACTAAGAGCATCGGGTGCGGGATAGATGAGGGTAGGCGTGGATTTTCTACACCCGCTCCTCACCTTATCGTGAGCTTCCGCTGGCACGTAAGGCCTACACCCGATGTAGGATTTCTAGCGCTACGAGTTCGGTGTGGAGAAGGGAACGAATCACACCGCGGCAGCTGCCGGTGGGAGATCAACCCTTACGCGCTCTCCTCCGTCAGCGACCTCCTAGTTAGAGCCTGGAGGGTTAGGGGTAGCCAAGACCTCTAGCCCTTCGGGCTCTTGCCGTCTTTACGCTAGGTGGACGACCATGAACAAGCTGGTTAGGGATTTTTGATTCGGATCTGTATTATACTTATGCTTCACTTAGGAGGCGAAGTGATCATCAACTTATCCCGTGCTGCATTCTTCATGCAGTGCCGACGGAAGACCTACGACATGTTTGTGTTAGGGCAAGATCCGCACCAAACCCCTGACGTGTTGGTGATTGGGGGAGCGTATCACGCCGCGGTAGCGTTCCTCACGGCGCACAAGGATAGAGCAGGTGCGCTAGAGATGGCCGAGGTGGAGTACCGGAAACGCATCGCTAAGGATACACTCCTCCCCGAAGAACGTGCGATTGCGGAGAAGAATATCGAGCTCACGAAACGCATGCTGAATGTACAAGCTGACATGTATGAGAAGGACGATTGGACGCTGCTGCAACCTGAGGTGGAGTTCTGTGTGGAGCTCCCTAAGACAATACATCACTGCGCGTTTATACATCAAATCCTTTGGCCTAACTGTTCTCTAACCGATAATCCGGATATGGAACCGTGTACTGACCCGCGCTGTTTCGTTAACCACCGTTTGAAAGGCAAGGCCGACGGCCTCATCTCATGGAAGTCCCGTGTGTGGATCATCGAGCGCAAGACGTCCGGCGTACCAGGCGAGTTCTTCTGGACCCAGTGGCAGTTGGCCGCGCAGCCGACTGGTTACATTTACGGGTGCTGGAAGGGAGCGGGCATCAAACCGAACGGGTTCATACTCGAGAAGACGACGAAGCCCCGCAAGAACGCGTCGGACCCATTCCATATAACGATCGAGAGAGAGCCCTTTCTGCGTTCTGACGCCGACCTACTCGAGTTTGAGTCCGACATCAGCCAGATTGCGCGCGATTATGAGCGAGCCTACACGGAAAACGCCTGGTATAAAAACACTGCGTCCTGTACGGCGTGGAATCGGAAGTGCTACTACCATGAACAGTGCAAGCGCAACCAGGAAGTGATGCCGGGAGAGTTCCGGCCGAGGGATAAGGACTACGTCGACGCAGAGTATTATCGTTTATTAGGCTTACCTATTCCAGAAGTTAAAATCCAACGGGAGCAAGTAATTGAGCCCTGAATATCTTGCTGGTATCTTCGACGGAGAAGGAACCGTGTCGCTACAGTACAACGATGAATTAGGTAAACCTACTGTAGCGATACCACAAAAAAATCGCTTCTTCCTTAAACGAATTCAGGAACTTTACGGTGGTAAGATTTATCGCGGTGCGGGCTGCTATCAACTAATAATAAGTAGAGCCGCGCTTAACGTAATCTTCCTTGGTACTATAGTATCCCACCTCGAATTAAAACGAGATGAAGTTTACTACGCCCTCGAGATTTGTAAACGTATTAAACCGACGAATACAGTTTTATTACCTGACCGTTTGATACGATTAAAACTACAACAGTTATTTCATGAAGCTACCGAGAAACGGAAAAGTCTTGGTTGGTTGGAGCTCCTCGGACTTCCAGTCCCGCAAGTCAAGGAGGAAAACGTTGAGGTTGATACATAGTGAGTGCGGAGGAGAGTTGGAGATAGATCGAAGCGCGCGCGTTGAGCTTGTAGACAACGGACACACCACGGACTTGTACTACCCGATACGATGTATCGGATGTGGTACGAAGTTAGGGTTACTACCGAACGTTGACGAGGCGCCTGCTGGGGATTTCACACAAGTAACACCAGGGAGGTGGTATGCCAGCTAGTAAAGTACTGCTATTCAGCGGTGGACTCGACTCTACGACGCTCCTGTGGGACCTACGCCCGGACGTCAAGTGCCTGCTCTTCCACTACGGTCAGCGACACGTGCGCGAGCTTGAGAACGCTGTGGCGTTGTGTCAGCGCGTGGAGGTGGAGTTTGAGATAGTTAATCTCACCGCTATCCACTCGCTGATCGCGAAGGGGTCGCAAGCAGGGCCTGATCCCGTTCCGCTTGGCCACTACGCGGACGAGAGCATGAAGTTAACCGTTGTGCCGAACCGTAACATGATCATGCTAAGCGTCGCAATCGGCCACGCTGTAGCGATCGGCGCGAAAGGCGTCTACACCGCGGTGCACGCAGGTGACCACGCTATCTATCCGGACTGCCGACCTGACTTCATCTACGCGATGAATAGGGCAGCGCAGATAGGGAACGAATGGACACCTGTGGAAGTCTTCGCGCCGTATGTGAACCTGACGAAAGCTGAGATCGTCCAGCACGGACACTACCTCGGCGTACCGTATAGATACACATGGTCGTGTTATCAAGGGTTGGACCTCCACTGCAAACGTTGTGGTACATGTGTAGAAAGACAGGAAGCTTTTGCACTCGCTGGAGTCCCTGACCCTACAAAGTACGAGGAGGACAAATCGGAGGCGTCTAGTGCCTCCTAAATATGCAACGATAGCGATCGACTCGGGTGGAGAGTGGGCGCGGCTTGCCTTCTCGTTCGATATGCGTAAACACGCACGTGATATGGACTCTATCCGTGGGATGAACAACTATCCAGGTGCCACGGAGCGCGTCAATATGGCCGCTCGTCGACTCAAAGACTTCCGAGCTGCGGGCTCCAACGTCGTTATCCTCTGCCACGAGCAGATAGAGAAGGTATATGCAAAAGGCGGAGCGATGACGGCTAAAGGCCAAGTGCCGCAAGAACCAATCGCGGTGATGGGCTGGCCGAACCTACCAGGCTCCACCTGCCCGACGGAGGTGATGAATGCGTGTGACAACGTTTTTCGCGTTCGTGAGGTTAACGGTACTCCTCTCTGGATTGGTCGCCGGGAGCCTCTTGGTGGTGGGGGCGATTACTGGGTCGTCAAAGATCGCTTCAATGCACCGGCCATTGCTGGCGGTCTGCTTCCTAGCTCTTATAGCGATCTGGCTACCCGAGCGCTAGCGTTGCCGGACTGCAACTGGGCACCACCGTACATCTGGATGTTGTATGGAGTGCCGGGGATTGGTAAGACGCGATCGCTGCTGACGTTCCCTCGCCCGCTCCACATCCTCGATATCGATCGCGGGAGCGCGGTGCTGATGAAAAGCGGCAAGCTCCCCGACGGTATAACCGTAGAGCAGTTTAACAGTGAAGAAATGGATGATTACCCTCGATTCATCAGCTCTCTGGAGGCTGCCGGTGGCTAACCAACTCATCACGATCACCGTTATCGATCTCCGATGGCCTGTGTTGAAACTCGTCGTGAACCGCGACGGGATGGCCCAGGTCGTTGAAGCTATGTACGACGGCGCGTTCTTGAAGTTTGAAACGCCCGTAAAGAACGCGTTGCAGTTTGCTGTGGAGCAAGCGATTAAATCACACAAAGGAAGGTGATGACCGATGCCGTTACTTCAGAATGACATGTCGAAGGTGGAAAAGTGGGGCGACATCCCACCGGAAGGCTGGTACCACGTTCGTGTGGAAAAAGGTGTGATGAAGGAGTCAGCTAATACACCTGGAGAACACGCCTGGTGGTTGTATATGAAGGCGCAGAACGAGCCGCATGTTGGAAAACTGATCCTCGACATGATCAGTCTTCAGGCACATGCGCTGCAGAAGTTGAAGGCCTACTACGCCGCGGTTGGATACAACCCAGGCCCCGAAGGACACGACCCGGAGAAGTTGAACGGAGGTGAGGCTTTCGTGCTTGTACAGCATGACACGTATCAAGGGGAGAAGCGTGCGAAGATACCGCCATACGGGATCCGTAGCCTCACAGACGGCCCAGGCGGCGCTCTGGCGAAGTAATGTTCAGCCTCCTATTTATGCTCGTATGGGTGGGCTCGGTGCTAGCCATCGAGTCCCACCTTAGGAGGAAGGAGCGGAGGAGGAAGCCATGAAGTCGAAGTCATGGACACTGCCAACGGACGAGGAAGGGTTAGATGCGATTGACACCGGAACAGATTGAAAGGCGGAGAGGCTATCTTCTAGACAAAGCTAGACGAGACTCCCGTTTTGAAGATGTTGTAGACCTACTCGACACCATCGACGCCCTCACCGTCGTGCCGAACGAGAAGCGGGAGGCCGCGGTCCGGCTGCGAGAGTCGGAGGTCTGTCTTGCCATTACGAATGATGCGGTAGGCCAGGGCAATAATATGATCGAGAGACTGCAATCCCGCGTCGAAGCCAACCGCCTCGCGGTCGCGCCCCCTGAAGCAAGGAGCGAACGATGAGCTGGTACGATCCACGAGCTATCTTCGCGTATCTCTACCTTATCATCATCGGTATCTTAACGCTGGCCATCGCGTTGGGGAGGGTGGAGCCAATGACGAGTTACGGGCTCGACGGTCTAATCGCATTGCTGGTGTCCCTCGGCCCACCTATCGTCAAGATGATCAACGACGTTGTGAAGGAGCGCGCGAATGGAACTACGTAAGACCTTTCGCTTCGAGGCAAGTCATGTGCTGCCTAAACACGTGGGGAAGTGCAGCAGACTCCACGGTCACTCGTGGGTCCTGCATGTAAGTGTAGAGGGTAAGATCAACCCTAAAACGGGTTTCGTCCAGGACTTCGCGGAGATATCTAACGTCGTCAAACCGCTTGTAGAGCGCCTAGACCACCATCATCTTGGTACATGGGACTTCATGCTAACGCAGCCTCCGCTGGAGCGTCATATGGTGACGGGTCTCCCTGTAGACTTCTATCCGACATCTGAGAACCTCGTATGGTGGATCGCGGGGCAGTTAAATCCTGGTATTGATATCCTTGGACTCTACATCTTAGGTAAAGGGTTAGAGATACGTCCCGATCTACGACCAGGAATGATAATTGAGGAAGCGTTTCCAGGTCAGAAACAGGTTAAGCGTATCTCCTGGTGGTCCAAGATCTCTATCGAAGAAACGTGTACCTCGATGGCCACACTTACACGAGAGGAATACGATGCAGAAACAAACCAAGGCGGAGCTCCAAATGCTTAGGGAGATGGCGTACCTTCTCCTCCCCGATATCGCTTGTTTCTTCTGTAAGAAGCCGCTCATCGAGCGCCCGCCTGATATAACGTTCGGGCATCGAAGGCATCCTCCCGTAAAAGTCAAGCTCACCGCGCATCATCGTAACCACAACAGGGAGGATAACTACCGTTACAACGTTCAACCGTGTCACCAAGTATGTCACCAATTGTATCACGCTAACGACAGGAGGAAACTCGATGCACCAATCGTTGGAGGTGGGATTATTACAAGACCTCCCGAAAGGAGATCCGAATGAACGACATCGATATGAACTTATCGATAGCCGAGGACTTTCATTCGTTACAAAGGTGAAGGTCAATGGGTAGGAACACCGATGCATTTTGTACGGCTGGCGGGCTGTAGCGTGGGGAAGCCCGTAGGTACCGTTCAGCTCCAAGGATTACACGGTCAGGTAGGCGGCGAGCTAACGCACTTCATAAGTGAACCTGTACAAGTCGCTCCCACACTTAAAACAGGTACAGCTGCTTGGCTCTGCCACACATACGACGGCCGCCCGTTCTGGTGTGATACGGATTTCAACCGACACGAGATACGGAGCGTACAACAGGTACTCGACGCCACGTGGGAAGACCGTATATGCCTTACGGGAGGGGAACCACTCGTTCACATAGAAAAGGTGCGGGCTCTGGTCGAGCATGCAGAACTGCGTGGGAAGCAGATCCACGTGGAGACGTCCGGGACGATCGATCTACCCGACGACATCCGAGAGTTCATATGGGTGTCAGTCAGCCCTAAACTCGGCGCGACCGAGTTCATGATGCACACCGCGAACGAGATCAAGTTGCTGGTTGACGCGGAGTTCGATCTTGAACGCGTGCCAGCCGCGGTGGAAGAACACTTCCGTGTGTTTGTACAACCGATCAATGATGAGTTAGCGATCAACTATGAAAACTTTCGTTTGTGTTTAGACATCTTGCGCGCACGCCCGCACTGGCGCTTATCGATCCAACAGCATAAGCAACTGGGGCTTCGATGACACCGTTACTAGCATACCTCGCGTACGCTATAGAAGCGTTCGTTATCCTATTCGCTTTAGGCTTCGCGATATATATGTTAGCACATCAGGACGACTGGAGATACAAGAAGTGAGCATCGCATTCAAACCTGACAAGTACAACGTCATCGTGATTAAGAAATGGACATCTAACTCCGGTCGGTGGATCATCTTCCTCGGTATCCATTACAACGGCACAACGCAGTGTTGGGACATGGGGCAGTTCAGAACCGTGGATGGTGTGTGTCAACGTCTGCACTTTCCCGATAACAAGACAGGCGCCATGATCGAGTTCGACAACCTACGGAAAGAACTATCTAAACTCAAGGAGGGTGGGGAACGAGATGAGAAACCAGAGTGGAAGATCTTCGGACCGACAGGGCGCCCAGTTAAACCAGGGGAACCCAATTAGGCATCCCGATTCACAACGCTTGCATGAGATCCTGACGGAACTGGGCGAGCTGCACGACCGTAAGCAGGCTGATTACGGCCTCAACCGCGATCCGTTTTACAACCTGCGAGCTGCCGCGGACTTCGGTGTGCCGCCGTGGATCGGTGTGATGATAAGACTCCAAGACAAAGTCAAGCGCGTGCAAGCGTACGCGTTGAAGGGGATACTATATAACGAGGGAGTACATGATTCATTTAAGGACATCGCGGTGTACGCGATCCTTGCGATGATCCTACATGAGGAGGAACTCGAACGTGCCATTAACTACGCCAAGGACTAGAAAGCGGATCGATGAAGGGAAGATAGAGCGTGCGGTGGAGCTGCTGTTAGAAGGCCTTGGTGTAGACCTCAAGGATCACAACTATCTGGAAACACCCGAGCGCGTTGCACGCATGTATATGGAGATGTTCGGGCCGAAGGAGAGGGAGTGGGCGACGTTTGAGGAAGAGTTCACGGACTTCATCCTACTGAAAGGACATACGCTGTATGGACTATGTCCGCATCACTTGCTACCTGTTGAGCTTCACATTTCTCTTGCTTACATCCCTAACGGCCATGTTCTGGGCCTTAGCAAACTTGCTAGGATATGTGATGAGGTTAATACCGGACCTATGCTGCAAGAGAGATTTACGGTAGAGGTACTTAGCAGGCTTGAAGAGCTGTGTCCAGGGATCCGTGGCGCAGCCTGTCTCATCGACGGACAGCATGGGTGTACGAAAGTAAGGGGGATACGATCCGATGGGCGATTCACAACATATCGACTCTCAGGGGTATTCAAAGAGGATCCTGCGTTGGAAGAAAGATTTTTCGTTCTCGCCAGACGATAACGAGCTAGCGAATAAGACGTTAGGACATAACGCTTGGAATACCCAACCGTTACAAGATGGGATACGTATACTCGGGCATATGCCGACGCTTGACGAGCAAGAGGACGACAACGGTGGAGATACGGAAGCGTGGGAGGATGAACTCCCAGGACCGAACAACGAGGACGAAGATGATTAAATTAACAGTTGAATACATACGTAACGGTAATAAAGTTGCTGTACACATAGTTGTAGATAATACAGCATTTACGGATGAAACGTATAACTTCATCGACACGGAGCACGCAGAGGGAATGCTAGCGGATGAGTTTCACAATGCTACTGGAAATCGATATAAGCCGCCTACAACGGCGATACATCAAGTGCATAAGTTAAAGGTTATGCATGAGTAAACCAGGCCCGCTTTGCCATAAGTGCCCGCTCCGTAACGCTCCCGGCGTCGTGTGGGGTGTAGGGAGCCCCAACGCACGCCTCGTAGTGATCGGTATGGCTCCTGCACAAGACGAGATCGCACTGGGGGAACCCTTCTCCGGGAAGTCAGGCTACCTCCTTGAAAGCACGATGCGTAAAGTGGGTGGTCCAGGCCGCGACCGTAGGTATACAACTAACGTTGTTAAATGCTTCGTCGAACCCGGCCGCCCCATCCCCGCGGGCGCCGTTTCCTGCTGCGCTCCGCTCATGCACAAAGAACTCGATATGCTGGAGCTACACGATACAATCCTAACGCTAGGAGGTGAAGCGTTCCATGCTTTCACGCGCAAGAAACTTCTTACTCAGAGCCCTATGCGGAAGGGGCACAAAAAGCCCCCTGATCCTAACGTCTGGCTCCGTGGATGCCCATATCCGCTTGGAAGTCGACGGCGACTTATCCCTGCTGTACACCCCGCCTTCTTACTCCGGCAGGGACTTAAAGATATCCTATTTTTCGAACGCGATCTTGATCGAGCTCGTCGATTTGCCGAAGGGGAAGGACTAACACATGAGGACGTGTACTCGTATAGCCCAAGCGGTGAGGAAGTCCAAAAGTACGTTCAAGAATGTATCCGCGCAGGTGAATTTGGACTTGACATTGAAACTACCTACGCTGAGGCTGACGAGGAAGAAAGAGTGGCAGAGGACACACATAAGATTACAGTCGTCGGGATCTCCCATCGGCCCGGTTCATGTCTCGGGGTCCCTGCGGATATGGTCGGACTCCTTGCGCCGTTATTTCAACGTAGAGATCCAAGACTCCGTTGCTACACTTACAACTGGGGATTTGACGGCTACCATCTCGGCAAGATTTTCGACATGGAGAGTGTTGAAGCCTTTGACGTGATGAAAAGTTTCTACTTAATTTACCCTGACGCACAACGACATGATTTAGCGACTGCTCTTTCTTGGTTTACGGATTTGCCTTACCACAAGAACTTGCAGTTCAGCCAGCCCGACCTGTACAACGCACGTGATACATGGGGGGTGCTGGAGGCGGGCCGTAACGCGGTGAAGGAGATGACGCAGTTAGGTCTCCTAGAACTCTTCTGGACGTCCGAAATGCCGCTTGTGCAAGTCATGTCCGAGATGGAACACGTGGGCGTCAACTGCGATGTGAGACAGGCGCAGAAGATCGAGCTGACGTGCTATAAGCTCTTGCAAAAGTACGAAGAGTTCTGGAACGCCAAGATGCCGTTGATCTCGTGGACGTCTCCTCAACAGCTCATCGTCATGTTCAAGAAACTCGGTCTCCCCGTGCAGTACAAAATGCGGATCGCTAAGGACAAGTCGCGTAAACGAACGGAGTGCTGCGATGAAGAAGTGCTGGAGCTGTACCGAGATGCACACAAATCCCAGCTGGCGGGGCTTGTGCTCTTCATGCGAAAACTTAAGAAAGCAGCTGACTTCACTCATATCTACTCTTCTGACGGACGCGCTCATGCAAGATACATGGATCAAAGAGGAGGTCGTATTCAAGCTAAGGAACCAGATCTTCAGAATATCCCAGAAGAACTTGAGGCAGGCGGCATTACGGTTCTGCCGCGAACTATCATCATCCCCGATGATCCCGATAACGACGTCATCATCTCGGCGGACTTCGACGCACTCGAATTCTACATCTACGGCTACGCGTGTCAGGACGAAGCGATCTTAGAAAGCCGACGGAAAGGTGAGTATATCTATGGACTCTTCTACAAAGAGATCTTCAAGAAGCCCTTCTTCGAAGAGGGTAAACCCCCCAAGAAATGGTACCGACGAAAGGACATCCCCGCCTGGGAACTCCTTGTCGCCAAATCAGCTCCGCTGGGGATGCTGTACGGTCGTGGCGTGCCCTCGCTCAGGTCAGGACTGGGGGTACCCCACTCGCAGGCTGAGCGAATCTACAACGAATTCCATCGTGAGCATCCTCGCGTCCGACCCCATCATACTGAGCTTACGCTCCAAGCTACCCGGACTGGTTACCTTCAAGATTTCTTTGGACGCATTCGTCGATTCCCAAACCCAAGGATGAGCCATAATGAGATACTTGCGTTTACTGGCCAGACTAACGGCGCTGATATCTTGCGTACCCGTGCATTACTACCTCTACACAGGGGACTACGTGACTTCTCTGCGCGCTTACTTCTTACTGTCCACGACTCTGTCGCCATCTCTTGCCCTCGTCGGCTCATGCATGGATGCGTCGAGTACGTGCGTGACACGATGGAAGCTCCCATCCCGCAGATGAAGAACTACTGGATCCCCTGCACGATCAAGCTCGGCACGAAAGAGACTTCCTCTACCGGAATGCCAAACTGGGGCGACGTAGTCCCCTACGAAGACTGGATAGCCCAATATGGCACTCAACGCACTCGAACAACTGGAACTCTTCAGGCGTCTGCTGGAGAGCGGCCCGTATGACAAGCGCACCGAACTCTTCGAGAAAGCCGTGGGCTGGATACGCAACTTTCCCGGCAACCTGGCGGAGGACAGCCGTGCTGAATTCAAAGCCTTGATCTGTCGAGCGTTTGATATAGAGGAGGCCGAACTCCTCCACGCTGTAGCTGGCGGGACGGAGACCGCACTTGGACTCAACGGGCACAGGTCGGCAAGGGCGATCGAAGATGAGCTTTGGGCGTTATTGCCTACGTCGGGCTTCCTCGCTCGTTATGCTGACTATACTAACCACAGCGAGGCCCCTCTTGCTTACCACGTTTTTAGCGCTCTGGTTGGTGTGGGGGCTATTGTCAATCGTCGCGTATGGTTTGATATGGGTTACTACCGAGTTTTCCCAAACCTTGGTGTTATTATCCTCGGTCCAAGCGGGATTAAGAAAACTAGCGCGACAAATATCATCGTGGGGATGCTTACGGAGCTAGAGCTGACGAAGATCTACTCGGAGAAACTGACACCGGAGCAGCTTGTGGAAGCGATGAAGGACATGGCGCAGGGGTTGATCTATGCACCTGAGATGGCTGTCTTCCTCGGGCGGCAGCGTTATATGGAGGGGATTGTCCCTCTCATCACCCGCTTCATGGACTGTCCGGATGTGTGGGCTAGTGAGACCGTTGGACGGGGTAAGACCCACCTCCGTGACGTTGCAGTCAGTTCACTTATGTGTAGCACACTCGACTGGTTTATATCCAATACTTCTGAGGACGTTGTTGGCGGAGGGTTTATCGCACGAAATTTACTCGTGGCTCAAGAATCATCTCCACGGATCGAGCCCATCCCGCAGCCTGGAAATACATTTATACGAACTGCGCTTGTGGCCGATCTGGCTCGTGTACATGAGCTTACGGGACCTATCGTGATGGAGCCCGCGTGCATGCAGAGGTATCAAGAGTGGTACGCGTATCATAAGCAGGTGTCGGAAAGCGCGGAGCACGAGCTACTCGTTACGTATTATCAACGCAAGCCCGATCACATCAAGCGGATTGCGATATGTATGCATCTAGCGGACTGCAACGATCTGCACTTGTGCGTTAAGTGTTTCAACCAGGCGATCGCGCTGATGGATTGGATCGAGCAGTTTATCCCCCCCATGCTGCGGAAGATGTTTAAGACTACAAGCGGCACGGATCAAGACCTCGTGCTACATACAATACGCCAAGCAGGTGGGATCATCGACCACGCGAAGTTGGTCCGCCGGCTCCAGTGGAAGTTCAACGCGAAGCAGGTACGCGACGTGATGAATAGTCTTAAGGAAGCGGAGCAGATAACGGAGCTTGTAGACCGCTTCATGCACGTGTATCAGGTGAAGGAACCGAAGGAGGAAGACCTGTGAGCGGTTACACTGACTGGGAAGGGATATGCGCGTTTATGGGGTACGTGGACCTACACGCGATGCTGGAGGATCTATACAACGTACAGAAGTTAAGCGTGCAGGAGATTGGACGGCGAATTGGGGTGTCACCCGTGGGGATCCGACGCCAGCTGCACAAGAATAACATACAGGTGCGGCAGCAAGGGGGCGCGCAAGCGTTTCCGAAGAAACACTACTTCCTCCACCTGCTAGATCAACGGTGGGTCTTCAGCACCACGCTACAAGAGATCGGCCGCGTGATGAGGACGAACCCCACATACGTGATGCACTATCGCCGCAAGGTTAAAGGTCACCCTGTAGACGGTAAATTCGCAAACGAAAGGACTAACGATGAACTTCTGTCCGATACCGCCGGTAAAGATTCTGAGCCAAGTTTTGAAGAGTAGGAAGACATGGTTCGCGCTTGCGCAGGAGTTTGATGAAGGGATGTTACAGCTGTATCAAGATCGTCCCGAGGACATAATGGTTATACTTGATAACGGGGCGTACGAAGGGTGTTTAACCGTAGCTGAGTATACTAGAACGTTAGCTATGATACACCCAAAGATAGCGGTGCTACCCGACCTTATCCTTGGGCCCTGGCGTAGGTCAGCGAACCTTTCGCTCGGTTTTCTCGAAATGGTAAACTTCCCACAAGTCGAGTGGATGTATGTACCTCAAGCAGAGCCAAGAGACAAGGAAGGCTGGCTGAAAGCCCTGCACGCAGGTGCGGAAGACCCCCGCGTCTCCTGGATTGGTCTTCCGCGGAATATGGTGACGGACGTCTTCAAGATGCCACTCGCTCGTGTGTTCTATGCAGAGTATATCAGAGACAAGTTCCCGAGGTTGAAGGTGCATGCCTTAGGCATGGTGAATGGTTACATACCTGAACTCCCCTTCCTTGTGCAAGCAGGTGTGGAATCGGTTGACTCCTCGTGCCCGTTTAACGCGGAGAATATCGATCAATGGGAGATTAAACTAAAGGAGATAGACGACGCATGTCAGAATCTACTTACGTTATAGGAAGTGTTATCACGCATAAAGGATCCGCGTGGAGGGTGGTGCGGATCGTGGGGAGGTCTGAAACGCTTTTCGAGCCCGAAGACGGCCGCACGGTGGCCTACGTCGGCGTGGAATCCTACGTGCAGTTAAAGTCAGTGGAAGGCCTCATCGACTTCGTCGTGCTGACCGCTGACAAGATGGCGTACGACGGACCGAACTCGGTCATCAAAGGTGTGGAACCGATTATGTGGAATGGAGCGAGGTGATGCCACTACGTATCGTACCGATCGGTGCACGTGTCTTCGTTAAGCTTATACCAGCTACGTCCGACCTTGAAGCCCGCGCGAATGCAGCCGGTATCTCGGTCGTGCTTGATGAGGCTAACGAGCCTAAACCAACAGAGGGGACCGTGGTGGCGGTAGGATCCGATCCCCTCATCCAAGAGCTGTGTCAAGTGGGTGATACGGTGCTCTTCTCTAAGCATGCCGGGCTCGACGTTATGGTCGAAGGGTACTCCTACCGATCGATCGAGCTGCGGGAGATTGTGGCGTGTGTCAAACCGCATGAAGCGGAACCTCCCTCAGTCCCCGCACGCATTGAGGATTCTAACGAGGGAATTACCTAGATCGTGGATCCCCGCGTTGAACTCCGCTTGGTCCTTCACTTTAGAGGAGATCTTCGTCCCCACGAGGATCTCCACATCCCCGATCATCGCGGTGAGGTCGGGGAGGATACCTGCGAGCTTTTGGCTCCCTGTTAGGCCTGGGACCTTAGCCGCCGCCCATATCCGCTCATTCTGTTTGATCAGATCGAAGAACGCGGTGATGTCAGAACGCCCCGCGGACATCTCTTGGATGATCACTTTAGGCCCGCTCTCCACGGCTTCCACCACCTTCAACGCGTCTTCACCTATCGTTTTCAGCAAGGACTTAAACGTCATGGCTTTACGCCTCCGTTAGATTTGGGGTCTGGTGTTACTACTATAGGCGGGCTAGAAGAAGGAGGGGTGGACGGCGGAGCGGGCACCGCCCCATACACCCGCATGATCACGCTACGGATATTGAGACCACCGTAGTAGGATATCACATTGAGGAACTTGTTATACGCAGGTGAGTTAAAGTTCTCCCTCGGTGGCATGAGAACGTACACAACGTTCCAGAAGCCGTTCCAGTACGCCGCGTAACGGAGCACGTTAAGCAGCGTTAGATGTACGTGCAGGTTCTGCAACACTTTCTTCCTCCTTGAGGTACGGATCCAGACGGGCTCGGAGACCTACGAACTTTTCCACCAGATCCGTCCTATACTGCTTGTTAGGGATCTTAGCTTTCTCTGCGAGTTCGTACGGTCCACGGAAGGCTTCCGTAATGGAGTCGCCCCGCCCCGTAATCGTGATAAGGGAGCCGTACGCTGACGTGCTGATCAACTGCAGCTTCTCATTCAGCATGACATCACCGAAAAACAGGTGAGGTTTGTCCGCTCTACTGAACCCACGTATAGGCGTCCCTTCCTTCGCGCGGAGCTCGGACCCATACGGCGGTATCGACAGCTTAAGCGCGCTGGCGAATGTATTCAGCGACCCGCTCATAGGTAACCGCACCGGAGCTTCCTTACGTGCAAGTGCAGCCAACGTATCACCCACAGGAGCGTCAAAAAGCTCCAACAGAGCAGGCATGGCGTCATAACCAAAACGGGGCGTAAACTCGAGCCCCCACACCCCTTCATCGTTGCAGATGGTGTTAAGATCAATAGGGCCCAGATACTCATGTTCACGTAGGATGTCCTCCATAAGGAGTAGGCCTTGGGTTAGCACCGGGTTGACTTCATCAGCCGTCCACACAACGTTCCCCGCGCACCCGTACGACGCACCGAGGTCGTTGTTCATCAGCTTCTTCGACTCAATCGTATGGTTGAACGGCCGCATGAAGCGCTCTCCGTTGAACCACCCCTCGGTCGAGATCTCCACGCCTTCGACGAAGTCTTGGAGAAGGAAATCGGGTTTACCACTCACCTCTTCCTGCCATTTATCAAACATCTCTAACATATCATCTACATCATACGCAAGATAGGATCCCAGATGCTTGGCGGTGTCGCCCGACGGTTTAAACGCCAGACGCTTGCCCCTCTCCTTTACCCACGCTCGTGCCTTATCCCACGACCCGAACTCTTTGTATACAGGTAACCTAACCCCTCCTTGCTGCATGAGTTCAAAAGCCAACGGGCGGTCGAACTCAAGCTGATCGGCGAACGTACCACCTGTAGCGACGTGATGACCTCTAGCACGCAGGCGATCGGCGGTACGCCCACCGCCGTTTGAATCGAACACCACAGTAGTATCGGGCGTGAGAAAGTCATCGATGTGCTCAACCTTTCTGAGCAGGCCGTCGTAGTTGGGTTTGCACGGAGCTTCTTTGATCCAGACGCCGACGTCGTTGCCTTCTTGTTTGAGCCGCAGGCCGAGGCCGAGCCCGTCTCCACCACCGGACATGAGGAGGAACTTCATCCTGACCCCTCCTTATTAATTAGGACGTCAGCGACCTTACGTATCGTTAGTAAGTTATCCGCTCCGGTATCAGGTGGACGATAACGAAGGATCTCGTTCAGCTGTCGCAGTTCGTTTCTGATATCCATCAGCAAAGCGACCTGGATCTCAGTCCAGTTCGCGATACGTCCTTGTTCGTCCTTAGGTAACTCCCACGTAACGTTTGCGAAGGCGTGCATGTTAAACCACCTCCACTAGGTGGTCATTACTCAACCAGATCTGCTTCCGCGCCGCCTCAGGCATGATCATGCAGCCCTCCGATGCGCTCCCGGGTTCAACCTTCGAATCCCCATGGATGAGGAACCCCAGCCGCCCATACATTTCATTACCAACGTCGGGTTGCAACGGCAACACATACGGCCCATGTGTAACGGTGTCAACAGGAGCGCTAATCGTATACCTGCCCCGCGGGATCGGGCCTACGTTGTGAAACGACTCCATCGCAGGGTTGTTCTTAGCGTCAGGGGCGCCCGAATATCCTGTCGCAACCACGATGCCCTTAGGGCTGATCAACTCTCCTGTTGACTGCCGATACGACCACATGTGTCACCCCTTCCCTGTACCGTGCGGCTCCGTAATGACGCCCGCGATCTTCGTGTTGCCGACTTCGGCTGCTTGTGTAACGGCCCATCCGATCGGAGCGGTGTGCGAGCCGTCTTTAGGATCCGTGATCGCTTTGTCGACCGCGATAGCCTTACCGTCGGGTTCTCTTCCAACTGATGCCATGTTAGTTCCCCTTTCCTGCTGTAGTTGACTGCTGCGCTTGCGGTGCTTGTGGAATAGGTTCCTTACCACCGCCAATACTAACCTGCTTGCTGTACTTCCGCTCGAAAACATCCTTCGGGTTGAGGTAGAGGTAACCGTCCGCCTGCTGAACGAGATAGTCCCCAGGCTCGGGGCTGAAGCGTGACGTCATGCCTAGTTCGGGCCTAAATACCTCATCCACCCCGTCCTTATCGATCACAAGCTCGAGGAGTCCGCTCACATTCACCTGCCTCTTGCTCTTTATCGCCCACGCGTCTACTACCACCGGATTACCAACGTATTTCATCGTTTACCTCCTTATAGATTCCCCTGTTTGAATCCGAGCTGGAAGCGCACCCATTGTTCCCAGTCTCGGTCTGACTGATGCTCTACCAACGGTTTGAAACCCAGCGCGCGGAGGAGCGTACTGTGGGACGGCGGCCATTCATCAAAGCCTTGACCCTGGATAGAGGTAAGTATCCCCTGGATCTCGTTCTCCGCTGGAAGGAAATCGAGTGGATACGTTAGTACATCTTTCCGCGCTTGTCTTCCCTGCTCGGAGTTCTCAGGCGACTTCATTAGGTTCATCACAAACTGCATATGAGGACTTCCAGCAAACCCCATCGGGCTCTGCCAGAACCACCGCGAGGAGTCCACACCGGCTGCCTCCATAGCGGATGAAGCCGCATAGTTAACGGCTGCCCACGTCGCGATCCGTGAGCTGTAAAACTGTGGATTATTAACGAACTTGCGTCCCAGTCGCTGCGAGAAGTCGATGAAATTGAGAGGCCAGACCCCAAATTGTCCAAGAATCCTCCCTGCGCCAAACCGCAGCGCCAACGGTTGGGTACCACGCCTGTACGGGAACTGGGTCAGGTCCACAGCCTCCAACCCAAACTTCTTCGCCACTTCAGTGGGGTCCTTACTCACATCCAACGCTTCCTTGATCAGTTGACCCTGCCGGGGCGCATCGGCAAAGTGTAAAGTGGTCTTATACATAAGATCATGACTAGAGATCTTCCCTGCTCGGAGGTCCTGGATTGCGTCCAGCGAATCCGCGTACTCACCCATAAAGACGATCCGTCGGCCGAAATTGTGACCCCATCGGCTAGGGGCAAGAAGCATATTTGACCAACGAGACAGTTTGTCGAACCAACCCTTACCACCTGGGGGCATCTCTCGAAAGATATCACCGTAGAGCTCACCTGGATTGCTCCCTTCGAGTAGCGCACCTGCTTTACGTGCGAATTCGCCTGCTTCAGGTGTCATAGCAGCGTGAAGCGCTCGGGTGAAGCGCTCGGGCCCGAGAACCGTGAGCCCGCCTGTAAGCGCCTGCATGCTGTCACGCAGCATCACCGCGGGACGTGCGCCCATCCCACCGACGTACGACATAAGGGTAAAACGATTCAGTAACTGACGTGGGGGCGTTGTCATCTGAGGTATCTGCAGCCCCTCGGGCATGTGTTCGTTAACCGCTGCTATCCGTTTGTTAATCCTATCGAACATGCCTTGAAGCGTATCGTTCATAAAGCTCATCGACATGTCGGGGATGTTCTTCATGTAGTTGTGATAGTTCTGCAACGGATACCGCAGCGTCTTCGGGACGAGATAAGTATCCCCTACCTTCGTATTGATAACCTTATTCAGATCGGACAGCGCTTCCCCGGTAAACTTCTTCTGCACACCTTGCTCCACGAGGAAGTTGTAGAAGCGTCCGGCGTGGAGGTCGCGTGGCTCAAGCGTGCCATCGTATCGGATCGCCTTCTCCCAGAAGCCTGGGTTGTTAGGGTTGATCCCAGGCCCCCACACGAAAGAGGGATCCCAGCCCGCACCGCGTAGTCTTGGATAGGTCGACCGTAGGAACTCCCTCGTGCCGATGTTAGTCTCCTCTTCGAACTTGTCCAACAGGTCGCTAAACTGTTCCGCACGCAGGACCTCATCCTGTGTGAGTTTGAGACCTGCCACTACCCTGTTCGTTCGCTCGACGGGAGAGTGTGTAAGGTACTCCATAACGTCCTTCATCTTACCCTGATCCAGGTGCTGGAGGATATCAGCCCCCTTCTGCATCCAGTCACGTCTCCACTGCCCCGCCTTCATATCCGCGGTATCGACCGCGCGTACTTTATCGTAGATGTCGAGTTTGAGACCTTTTACCCGGAGGATCTTATTGATAGCTTCATCCGCCGAAGCAGCCCACGGTAGCATCGGTCGCCACAGGGCCGATACCGCAGTCCACGCTGTGTCCTTCCCCCGCGGTAATTCAGCATTAGGAGGGGTTTCACCGTTTGGAGCCGACCCCTGCGGTGCTAACCCCCCCTTCACACCCACCCGATCCGGCAGGAACGAGTACGAGGGACTGCTATCGTTCCGATCGTAGATCAGCAGGTGATCCCATAGTTTGCTGAGGTTCTTGAATGTGCGTTCGGACTCCTCAGACTCCTTCAGGACCCACCCGCGGGCCGGATCAAACCACGCACCGATCCCTGTACCCGTTTCGTGCACCGCGTGCGAGAGGAGACCCATAACGTTACGGTCCGTGCGGCGGAGAAGATCTGTCGCACTACGTTGCAGATCACGCTTGGCTTTAGACTCTAACCCTTCTATATCCATCACGTCAAGGATGGAGCGTGACGTACCGTTTACAAACCTCGCTACCGTTTTGAGATCGGTATCCAACCTCGACATGAAGTTGAGATACTCCACATCGTTGAAGCGAAACGCCTGCGCCGCGTGGGTGTACGCCTCATTGATCATCGAGTTCGCGCCTTGAGCGGTGTACACGGGAAATTCATCTGTGAGCCCCTTAGCGATAGCTAACGCGGTACCTTTGTCGACGTCGGGTACCAGCACGGGGAAATGATCCATGAGGCCCACTGCATGCATGTTGGCATGCAGCGTCTCGTGCCAGAGGGTAGGCTTATCCCAATCATCTCGTAAGAGAATACCAGGCGTACCCTGACCGATCGAATCGGGGAGTTCAACCCCCATTGTGCGCAGCGCTTCACGGATATCAGGCGTAGCAGCCGCTTGCGCGCCAGGCACAAAGCGCTCCATCTCCTCGGGCCCCATCACCGCTTTCGGGATGCCTGGTCGGCTTATCCGAAGGATAACTTCACCCGGCATGCGGTGGAGGAACTTGCCGCCGACCGAGTCCTCGATCGCCTCTTCGATCCCTTTCCCCTCTCGTAGATCAATCGGGAACATCTCATTGCGCGGTACGCGGTTGAAGAGCGATCCCTGCCCGCCCTTCGCCTTACCAGCGTCGATGTCGGTACCTTTAGCGGTGGGCGCGGAGCGCGCTGTGGCTTCACCAGTCGCCATATCCGACAACCTTGCCCTCGTCGCATCCAGCGCTTTCTCCACTGTAGCCTTCGGCTTGCCGACCAAACTCTCAAAATCCACCTCACCCTTCGGTACATTCCTGAAATCCGCCTCCTGCTCGATATCATCCCACGTCATACGATCGCCAGCGAAGCGGCTACGGCGGAGGCCTTCGAGCTTCTCCTCCCTCTGCGCTTGCTCCCACCACTCTGTCGGCTCCGCCTGACTCACCGGCACCTCTCCAATACGGCCAGAAGGGCCCATTGGGCGAATATCGTAAGCACTACCCAACTTCTGTTTGAGCAGGTCAGCGGCAGTACGAGCAGACTCAAAATCAGTAGACTGGACGTAAGCCAGCACGCGACTACTAGGAGACTCAGAATGCGGGAATATATGCGGGACATTAGGTGTGTACCCCAGGGATTTGAGGCCTTCGGCTTCGATATTGCGTTTTGCGCCCTCTAGATCGAGCCCGCCCGAGGCGGAGCGTGGTAGTGAGGACTTGCCGTAGACGTCAGGGAGTAGCTCCGGCGCAACCTTCGCTACGGCTTTGATGCGTGCGGCTTTATCCTCAGGCGGGATGTCAGGATCCCAGATCTTTTCCAGCTGGTTCTGGAGGAAGGTCCTATTCTGCTCTGACACATTCTTCGCGCGCAGTACCTCCTCTATCTCCTCGCTCGACGGCGCAGCCACCTTCGGTGAGGGCGCTACCGCGGGCTCTGCGGTCCCTCCTCCGGGTGCTCGAGCTTCCACCGTCGCAACGTGTACAGTATCCTGCCCCACCACTTCGGCCGGAAGACCTGCTGCATTTGCCGCCTCCGCGACTGTAACGCCTTGCCCCGGGGCCGTACGCACAACCGTTGACTTGGCTTTAGCACTTTCGACTCCTTGTTGGATACGGAGGAATTCGTTCGCAAGCCGTTGATCGTTAGGGTGGACCTCGATGTGGTCGAGAGAACCGCCTTGCTTGACCACGTTCATCGCTTGACGGTAAGCGTCGTACTCCCTATTCGGTTTGATCTCGATCGGCGCCGTTGCACCTGAGACGTCTTTTATTACCAGCCGCGCACCAGGCACACCTGTGTTGAACGACCAGAAGTTAGATCGGCCTTCGAGCCTCGACGTCTCCGCTTGGTGCGCGGTCTGCTCTGCGATAGCTTGATCGATCGGCGGCGGAAGCTTCTCCCCCATCGATGCGCGCTGCGTGAGTGTATCCGCTATCTCCTTCGGCACGCCCGTACGTTTGAAGAGTAGACCCGCCGTGCCTAGTGCGAGGTCGATCCCCGCCCCTACCGCGAAACCTTTGGCACCCGCTACAAAGCGATTCCCTTGATCTTCGTTTAACGCGTCCAGCGCGCCGAAGGCGAGACCACCCCTCGCGGTACGTTCCGCTATCTGTGCAACGCGGCCTGCACCAGCGGCATTACTAAAGAGAGAGGAAGCGGTCGGGCCTAGGGCGGTAGACAGCGCTTCGAAGTCGAGAACGGTACCGCCGAGCGAGCCCGCAAGACGGGGTGCGATCGTGTTGATCCCTTCGCGCTCGCCGAGTCGTGTGAGCTTGGCTTCTTGATCCTCTAAACCCTCCGACATCCGACGTAAGGTCGCGGAACCGGTAGGGTCGAGCCCTTTTAACGGCTCTAGCGCGGTCCTAACCAACGACGTAGCCCCAAGGGTCGGCATGAGCATACCGCGTTGAAAAGGTGTCAATAACGGCTGCCTCTCGGTCATCGATTTGAACTTTTCCCACGTCGCGGTGTACGATTCTCCAGGTTGCATACGTGGTACGATAACGGAGCGAAAGTAATGCTCGCGTGCCGCATCGTATGTATTAGCTGAGAGATCAGGTGGAAACGACTTTGCGATATCGAGGAAGTTCTGCGGCTTCTCTCCTACGTCGGTTGGACCAGATCCTTTCCTCCCCCCAAGTATCTTCTGCACATACGACTGTGTTTCCGCAGGGAGGATACCTTTATCCACCGCACCTTCACCTGCATTGTACGCGGCTAGGGCCTTACCGTAGCTCCCATACTTCCCCATAAGCCGCTGCATCTCTGACATCCCGCCGTGTAGGTTTTGCTCCGGATCAGTAGGGTCGACGCCTAAACGCTTAGCGGTATCCGGCATAAGTTGCATAAGGCCAACCGCACCCTTCGGCGACCGCGCAGACTGCTTCCCACTCGACTCCGCTATGATCTGCGCGCGGATAATATCGGGATCGAGACCGTAAGACCTCGCCATCCCTTCGATATCGAACCGCTGTAGATCGTTTCCGTCTGGCATATCAGCGCCTTAAGAACTGCGACATATCTTGGATGGATTTCTTCTCCTGATCCGTCGTGCTGGAGGTGGACCCTCGTAGGTAACCATACGGGTCCGAACCTTGCTCCGACGGCTTCCCTTCGTTATCCAACGCACCGGACGGTTTCCCTACGTACTTCGTTCCCCACTTCGTCCCGAACACGTTAAACGGATCCACGGTATAGTTCCAGAAGTTTGTCACTGCTTCCTTAGTTAACCCAGACCGCGACGCGAGCTCATCTTGGATGGATAACATCAGCTCGGATGGGATGGGTACTTTATACCTCGCCATGTTGATGAGCTGGGTGACCCTCCTGCTAAACTCAGGATCCTTGTCCAGCTCCGTCATGATCTTGTTAGCGTCAGCGGTATACTTCAACCGCTCCCCTTCCCCTCGGGCTTCGGCGCCCACACCACTAAGATACGCGCCTGATGCCGCGGTAGCCTCCGTCTGAGCCTTTTCCTGTGGTATCGTCAACCCGTGCGCGGCGGCAGGTAACGACTGGGAGTAAGGAAACCCTTTAGCGCGTAGATCGGCTACCATCATCGCGTCCCTGAGGGAAAGCCCGCCTGTAGCCATCAGGTCGTTCAGGAACTTATTCGATTCTATGATCTCATCCAACGGCATCTGCATACGGATGTCGGACGGCACCCCGTTCCCATCCGCGACCGATTGCGCGAAACGTGCCGCGTCGGAGGGATCCGAGAGTGAGGACATCAGTTCTTTACTACTCAACGTAGTTTTGTATATATCCGCGAAGCGTTTTGCTCTATCCGCGGGTGTCTCATTCCCTAGCGCGAAGTCTAACGCCTGCGACCGTGTCTTATCGTTAACCGTATTGCTAGAGGAGAAGATCATCCCCCGCATATCGGCGTCCGTTATCGGATGACCGCTGAGCATCATCAGTCGCCCCATCGCGCGTGGATCCCCCTTCGCGGCGTCGGACGCTACTTGATCGACTTCAGCCTGATGCTGCTGCTTCAACAGATCCGCCCTGCGTTGCAACTCCGCCCCCTGATACAACGGCGCCAGCGCCCCAAACTTCTGCGCGTAGCCGTCCTCAGCCTGTTTCTTCAACGCATCGATCTGACCAGTCCCAGGGGTGACGATTCCGCCCGGTTGGACGCCACCCCCAGGAGCTTGGCGCGCTGCTTCAGGGCTCGGAGGCGAGGCCGCTTGGGCACCCGCGGCGTTTCCCTGAGCTGCAGCACCAACCTTTGCTATCTGCGCTGTAGGGATTTGTGGCTGAGGACTTGCAGGCGAAGGTCCACCACCCCCCTCCCCCTGCGCTGCGGCGATCGACTCGGGTGAGCCGAGCTTATACCCCAAGATTGAAAAGTCCTTCTCGATCATCTTGGGATCCATCATCTGCATCATGATAGGGTTCTTCAGAAGCATATCCAACCGCCCCGCGGCCTCTGACTTCTGCTGGGTGGCCTCCGCCTGCTTCTGCTGCCTCACCGCCATCGCAAGTTGCATGAGAGATGTCGGTGGTATCTGTTCCGTGTTTTGCGGTGCACTTGCGGGTGTAGATGGAAAGAACGATCCCATTGATGCCTCCTTTAACCCCAACCCATTGTTGCGCCTGCTCCGCCTGCCGGTTTATTCAACTGCTGGAGCAAACTGATCAGTTGTAAACTACTCCCCGCCGAGCTAAGGCCTGCCCCTGCCACACTCCCCTTCGGCTGTGTGAACATCGTGGCGATATTTTGCAACGCGCCGAAGCCCGTGTTACTCGCTTGCATCATGCGGTTAGCCGCGCTCTCTTGTGCCTGCATCGTATACTGCGCGAGGATATTCATAAAGTTATTATTCGACTGTGTGAGGTAGTTGTTACCAGCCATCATCGCGCCCGAAGAATATCTCGCACCACCCCCTGCAAACTGCGTCATGAGGTTGTTCAACCCCTGCTGCGTCATCTGCTTATTCGCGGTCACCATCGCGTTCCACGCAGGGCCGACATTTGTGGGATCGCCGGTAGCGGCCATAGAGCTGAGTGTGTTGGCTGATATATTACCGAAACCCGTTCCCCCTGGCCCTCCCCCCATCATCTGGAGAAAGTTCTGTAACTGGTTCGGGAACATCGACTGCGGTCCTTTATTCGCCGCGGATTGACCAAGCATACTTCCGATCCCGCTTAAACCGGCCCCAATACCCATTATTGCTAATGGTGGCATTACACACCTCGCTTACGTTCGAAATCCGACCGTAAAAGCCCGAAGATGTTCAGGTCAAAGAAACGCTTTCCTTTGAGGAACATCTCTCGCGCACAGCCTTCAAACTTATACCCAAGGATAAGTGAAACACGTTTCGCCTGCTGGTTGAACTCCGGCACGTACGCTGTCGTCCTGTGGATATCCCACACCTCGACCAGATGGCGGTAGATATAATCGTGGATAGCCTTAACCTCATGCACGCTGACGTCGTCCCAATGACAGAAGTGGATGTCAGCGTTGATCCCTGCTACGATGTTGAGCACGACCCAGTAACTCGCATCTCCGTACTCATAGTGTTCCGTACACGGGTTGAAGAGGTTGGCGAGGAAGAGCGCAGCGTTGTTCTCACCAGGATCATCGCACGCGTACTTCTCCTCTTTTACATGCTGCCAGAGCCACTCGAGCCTTTCGGGCGGCCATGCTTTCGGGTCGATAAGTTTTAGATCACGAATACAGTCAACGCTACGTGAGCTGTTGACGACTTCAGCGTTATTGTTGTCTCTGTCCACGGTGCTCCTCCTTTGTAGATCTCAGTCGCAAGGTTGACGTTGACCACCAGCCAGCCTTCGGGTATGCGATCGAGGTTGTGTGTAAGTGTGAAGTCCGTATTGGCCGCGCCCGTGTCGGCGATCGATGCCCACGCGCCCGAGACATTGTCAGCCTTCCCCGCGATACCGAATGAAACATTTCCGTTGAGTACACGTGCGACCTCCTCATGCTCGGTCTGCATTGCTTTGTCAACCGGGCGCAGCTTGGTCGGCTCCGTACGTGTACGTCGGGGTAGCCTCATGTACCTTCCACCTGTTCCCCACGCTTCTCCACTTCGTGGAAGATCTGTGTTATGGAGAGCGGCCCATCATCGGCAGCACGTGATATCTCAACCGTGATCAGGTCATCGGATACTCCACCGTCAGCGAAGTAGTTAGCCACCGAGCCGTCCGCGAGGCCTCCCTGGGAAACTTTATTGATCGTCACTGTTTGCCTTGGCGTGATCATCGACACGGTGTAGTCGAAGAGGCCGAAGTCTTCCGCCCGCAAGATGTGGCGGTTGAGATACTTCTCATACAGTGGTAAGTCATAATCATACACGCTTGTGACGAACGCTGCCTCTTCGGTATCAAGATCGGTTGGATCCGCTTGCAAGATTGTAGGTGTGATATTATCGACGTACCCGAGCAGTAACACCTTCGGTGTGGCAGCTACAGTAAACGCAGGGTTGATCACGACACCAGTCCCCTGCATGGATTGCAACGCAGGGTTAGGCGTTCCGTTATTCGGCACGCTTACCGCGTTCGCGGTTATACGAAAACCGGTTACGGACGGGGTAAAGATAACAGGGATGACGACCACAGGGTCGGTGTGGTTAGCGTGCTGAGTGAACGGTACAGCAGGTAGCGCCCCACCCGCGGCGAAATCCCCGTTAAAGTTAATCGCGGTAACGATGACGTCGGTACCCGAATTATTCTGTAGGAGCACGTTGAGTACGCTTGACGGTGTTCCATCTTTCACAGGACCGAAGTCGTTAGTCGTCTGCGGGCTGAGTGTAAGAGATCCGCCTGCCGCACCCGTACCCGACAACGCGATAGTGCGCGGTGAGCCGGGTAACCCCCATGTAATTGTCAGCGTCGCACTTTTCGCACCAGGGGACGACGGCGAGAAAGTAACAGGGTTATGTGTAACGGGGTCCCCTTGCGTTTCGGTCCCCGCGTTACTTGACGGGCTGAAATCTGCTGCATCGGGACCTGTAATCGACCACGTCCACGAGACGGTATCGCCTGTGAGGCCCCCGCTGCACGACGTGTTGATATTCAACACTGCAGAGCCGCTTACAGGTACGTTACCGAAAGGTAACGAGGAAGCCGGCGAGATGTTAAGGTGCAACGCCACGTTATACCCCTAACGATACGAGTCCTAACGCTGATAGGAACAGTTCCGACGACAGTATCCGTGTCCAGTTATCTTCATCAAAGTTATACACCCAGGTTACATTCGGGCCAGGGATGCTAAGATAGTAAGCTAGATACGGGAAGTTAACGCCCATATTGGGAAGGATACGTCCACATACCTCATCACCCGTTGCCGCCTTGAGATCAGCGTAGATACGATTACGTGTTTTACCCGTCGCTATCGCCTGTGTGTTAGAGCCATCAAACGTACGTATCGTATCAGCGGACACAAACGCTGCTATGTTGTTGAAGACATCTAGCGAGTACGGAAAGATGTTCCCCTGCCCCTCCGGAGCTACAGAGTAATCTTCAAACTCAAACGGGAGATCCGCGATCCCTGTCGGATACATCGGTGTTATCCCATTTGTACGGTATACATACGTATTGCGACCTTGTGTTACAAGTCCTGTGATGACGTCCGGCGTCTCGATTAGGTCGTTAAAGCCCGCGGAGATGTCCACGGTAGGATCCCACTCGTTCGGCAAGCCGTCAGCTGACCACCGCACGCGGTTAGGAAAGAACGTTGAGTTAACCGTTCCAGGTGCGGGCTCCGTGGTAGCAGCTATGATTAACGTCTGCTGGTTCTCACACATGAAGCGGGCTGAACCCGGAACATCGCCAGCCACCTTTAACGTCGCCTCACCGTCGCAGTATAGTACGGGCACCGATCCATTCGCGAAGTAGATAGCGTTCAAGATCTCTGTGAACCCGAAGGGCAGCGCGGTGCCATCCAAATTCGTAATCCCGCCTGGATACGTAAGTAAGTTCCACACAGGTGGTGGATTCGTCAGCATAAACGCGTTCTTCGTCGTGAGAAGCAGTGTATGCGTTAGGTTCACCCCATCTTGGAACGTACGTAGGACCCTCGCGCGGGCACCGTCAGGGCTCAGCGTGAAAGGATTGAAACGTGGACGCGTTTGGATACGCCCCATCCGATACAGGAAGTTAGCCGCGTCTACGTGTGCCGCGAGGCTCAACGGAGGTGGGTAATCCGACACCACGCCCTGCCAGGGTGTCCCCTGCTGTTTAAGCGGGATGACCTTCAGCGTCACCAGCTCCTCCTAAACGTGTAGTTACGGACCCTCGGCCGGATCGCGAACTCAGAGTCGTAGGACTCCGCCGCGTGGATAAGGAGGCGTGATTTGATCAACCCCGGGTTCTCAACGTTCTTCGGGTCACCGTATAGGAGCTGATGGAGTTCTCCTGCCTTATCCCTCTCCATAAGTGACATGTGACCGTACATCGTCGCGAGGTATTGAAGGATGTCATTCCAATCCTGCGGCGTGAGGATCGGCGTATCGATGATATTCGCCGTAATCTGCGGCAGCTGCCAGAAATCCCACTTGAACGGGTACGTCTGATCCGGAACGGGCCTAACCAAGATCTTCCTGTTAAACGGCGCGTAGATAGAAGGTGGGCCTTGGATAACGTTAGCGTACCTGCGTAAGAGCCGTATATCCCTCCTGTACACCGGCTGCTGCGATTGCAAACTCCCCGGTATCGTCAAGCTGATCGTGACGATTGCACGTGCGTCGTCTGGGTAATCGTACGTGTCTTGACCTAGCAGGAACGTATCATCGAACGTGAATTGCAGCTCTTCAAACGGATACGCCATTGTAAGGTGTTGGTAAGCCTGTTGTAGCCATATCGCTACCTTACTCGGGCTGCCGCTAGTCAAATCCGTACGGTTACCGAGATTGTACGCGACAACAGGCACGAAGTCGTTGATTGTACTCATAGCTCGGGTATCTCCGTCGGTACCGCACGCACTTCTCCGACCACATCCAACAGTTCTTCTCCATCGCTCAGCACTTCCTGTATCATAAACTGACGTTCTTCCACGAGGAGTGAGTCGTAGCAGTCTGGGCAGAGGAGCAGGCCTTTCTGCGACGTGAGGACTCCCACAGGCAACTCGAACCCGCACCTGTCACACCTCGTCCACACCGTCTTTTGCCCATCGAACATATGTCGTATGAACATGTCAGAACCCCGTACAGATGTAGTGAACTACATCTGTCCCCGTCCCTGTAAACGTAACCCCCGTTCCGGGCCCAAGAGCAACCGTTACCGCGTTCGCGGGTGTTGTAGCGTCACGTGCGAAGCAGTCGAAGCCGCCTGTATTACTGAACGGCGCGGCGCCGCTAAACGTTACCACACAGTTGGTACCTAACGTACATACATCAATTACCTGATGTAACGTGGTAACTAACGCTGTAGCACCTGTATGTGTGGTAGAATACATACAGTTACCACCAAGACCATCCCCTATAAACGGGGTAGTACCAGGCTCCCATTGAGCACAGCTTGGGGGAGCAAACTGACCGCTCTGTGTGGTAACGAACTCACCGTTAACTAATGTCGCGTTTTGCTTGACCCACGCAACCCACTGCCCCGTTGTAGAGTTGAAACCTATCTCACCGTTACTAGAGGGGACGTAACCTGCACCTACATGTAGCTTCGTTATCGTGCTAGGGCTGAAATCGTACGTACCAGTACTCGTTATCCCAGGACCGATATCGGTAAGGCCTATCGATTCTACGCCAGGTGCGGCAGATATACCTGTATTATTTCCGTACCAAGTATGAGAAGGAAAGGTCCCTGTAACCGTTAGATTCGTCGTATTTAAGTTCGTCGTGTTCACATTCGTGGCGTTAATCGTTGTGATGTTAAACGACGTAACGAACAGATTGTCGAAGTAACCAGCTGCGTAAGGGAAGCCTACGTTACCTACGTTGAAGACGTGTGCGACGGCAGGGATGAGGTTCACCGCGATCGGACTCGTCGTTATCGTCTGATACTGCGGCACGACGTTGATAACGGGGAGGAAACACGGTGAGTTGAGATTCATACATACCGAATTGATCCCCACCTGATGTATCATGTTAGTCGTGACACCATTCGGCGCGAACGTTACGTCATACGTCGTATTACCCGGTGTTATCTGATCGTTCCCCCATACAGTGCAAGGGTTGGCGAGATTCGTCGCGTTCTTGATGAGACCGCTCGCGTTAATCCCGCAGGTGGCTATCTGCGGGGCTATCACCGTCGTGCCGGCGATGTAATATAGAATCGACTGCGAACTCGGGCGGATCCTGAATGTTACAGAGCCCGACGTCGCCAGCGCGCCCGTATTCGACTGTACGGTACCAGTCACCGTGTACGGAACCTGCCCACTACACGGTATCGCGCAGATGCTGAGCAAGAAGCCGCACAGCGTTAGGCTCCTCACAATGGAGCTCCAACTGTACCGCCAGGTCTTTGATACGTTTCCTCTCATCTTCCCTCACTTTAGCACCGAGCCCGTTCACCTGCTTACGCATCTGAACCGCCAGAACCCACGCTGCCCCCACCACCCCCGCTATCTGTAACCACTGCCATTGGGTTAGAAGTGGCGTAGGAGACACTCCCGACGCAAGTTGTTAATCTGCTGTTGGACGACAGCCAGCGGCATCGGCGAAGCGATATACGCCTCTACAGCACGCCATATCTCCAGCTCCACGAACGGACGGATCAACACCTCGATGTCCGCATAGTCAGGTACGTTCGGTACTGGAACCGCGTAGTGATGCAACACGGATCGAAACAACGCAGCGATACGTTCCTCCGGCGTAGCGCCGTCGAGTATGCGCCCGTTCATACAGAGCCCCCCATGTTAATGACAACTCCAAGAGGTTCCATTGCTGACTGCGAGCATGGTGTCCGATCCGCCCCCGGTGCAGGTTCCCACCGTGAACGTTGTGGCGTCCGTCACGACCACGGTGGTTCCCGATTTCACGGACGCTGCAGAAGGTAGGTTCGCTACAAGATACGGCTGCAGCACCGCCTGCTGAAAGAGTTGCGGCGTTGTCCAAATCTGACTCTGCTGTGTAGCCATACTGCCATCACCATTGATCGATCCGCCGCTCCAATTATCCAGAATCGCATTGGCCGGAGTGGCATCAATAACGGTCATCCCGACATAACCAGACGCGATGTTTGTATCCGTGCCACTCACAATGATATTTCCAGTGGAATCGTAAATCATGCAAGTGAGCGTCGTTCCGACGGCGGTAAAAACCATCCAATCGTTCGCTTGAGGCGTCCCGGTAGTTGTGGCAATCGTAACGAGAGAGTTCGATCCGTTCCATCTGCGAATCGTTACAGATTGAGAACTGCCCAGCGCGTTGACCGTGACGCATTCGTAATACTGACTGCCGGAGATAGGAGAGCCCCGGAGCAAAAGTCCTGTAGTGGACGTGCTCGCGGCCGCAATCAATTGAACGCTGGCGAAGCAATCGCCGCACGGTTGCACGCGAACGTGGATAGGTCGAGCACTGCCGGACGAGGCGCTCGGCTCGAAGCGATTACTGACGATTTGCGCCTGATTGTTGCTATATACGGCGCTCCAATCGTTGCCCATATTAGTACTGTTGGCGCGATTGGCGCTGTCAAAGAGTGTGGGGACGGGTAGCGGGGTATTCGAAGAGAGTCCCTGCACAAATTCCCATCCCATGTGGCTGTACTGCACTCCCTGATCGGCTTGCGTCATCGCCGCGATGCTTTTCATGGGCAGCGGAATCGAAGCTACGTTCAGAGTCAGGGCTTGCAATTGTGGAGATGCGCAATTCTCCGAGCAGGTACTGTAGTAGAGATACGTAGTATTTCTCGAATCTCCTTGGGCGTACGGCCACTCCAACAAAAACGGATCTGCAACTTGGGCGTTAATGCCATTCGTGAAGCCAGCGCCTTCGTCTACAAATCGCGGCAGCATGAACTGCGTATGTGTGTGTGGAGGCGGCGTTCCGGCGCCGTTGGAATTCAGTTGCGTAAAATAGAGATAGGTCGGATAAGCACTGGCTGTTGTTGATCCGCCGTGCTCCCACTGCCAGAAAGTCGTGCCGTCGTAATAGACGAATGGGCCGCCTCCATTGATCTCACTCGTAGGAATTTGCGGGTCTCCGGCTTGTTCGGTGAAACTGTTGGCGGCGCAGGTGGAATTTCCTGTCCAGAGTCCTTGGGCAAGAGTCGTACCGTTCGCATCTCCTTCGACCCACAAATAGCAAGTACCGTTCACGATTAATATCGATGAATTTTCAGCCGCATTGAGCCAAGTTGCCGGAACGTGAGTAACCACAACTCCATCGTCGACCCAGGAAACCCCGTGCGTGGTCGAATGGTAGCGATGGATGTCCACGCGACCAGCGCATGCGAACATCACGAGCTGCCCACTGATGCTCAATACGTTGCTGGCACACCCGACATTTCCGAGAACGTTCGTCGCCAGCGGCGTGAACGGACCTTGAGGATTAGGCGCTTCCGCATAGCAAATATTCCCTCCGCCTTGGCACGTATAGAGCATGCCAACGACCTGCGAAAAACCGGTGGAAAGAATCTGCGGTGATGTCTGGATAAAAGCAGAAGGTTCCTGCAGTGATAGACTACCTCCCGCCTGGAGCGGAGTCCCGATCACGGCGCCCAGTCGCGTCCACGTTAAGGTATTCGCGCCTGTGGTGTTATTACTTACGTTGATTAAAGACTGGCCGCTTAAGGAAGTACCCGTACCCCCACCGCTCGGACTAGCGTTCCACCCGTTCCAGGTGAAGACTACGTAACCTCCACCCGATACCGTTACCGTGGTAGGATCGATACGTGTGTAATTAACAGACCCGTTCGTTACCGCGCTTTGGCCTGCCGTCGTACACGTTTGTGCTCCGATAAGATCGGACCAGGTGGAGTTATCGGAGGACTGCTGTAGTTTCACCGTACACCCACTCACGGTGCCTACCGGGTTCCATGAGAGCTGATGGTAAGCGATGTTGCTACCTATATTGCTGATACCGATATCGGGGGTAGTGGTGGTGACGGGTCCGTATGATCGCTGTCCTATTTGAGCTAGGGCAGGTACGCATGAGAGGAAAAGTAAGGTGAAAAGTGTAAGTAACCTACGCATGAGAAGGTCCTTAGTTTATAATCAGATAGCTAATACACAGTGGATTTACGGCTGGGGTGGCCCCACTGGTGATTTGAAAGCTTGTTCCTGCCGTGCGAGCCGTGACCGCCAGTCCTCCGATCAGTGTGGCGAGCGTACTATTGCAGGTAACGCTCAGTTTCGTTCCCAGTGTGTCATCGGCAAGCAGGAATATCTGGCTGTTGGCAGTCGGGGCAGTGGTATTCACGGTCACGGTCGTTCCCCCTGCGGCGATCACCACGCTGCCCGCAGCGGCGGAGCCGCAAACGGCTGGGGCGGCACTACTCGAGCAGTTTGTTGCCGACAGATAGCTTGCGCCGGAAAGGGCTGCACTTGCAGTTAGGTTCGTCGCGTTCAGTGATCCAGCTTTATTGCCGGCCGCGCCGGTTCCCACGTCCACCACTCCGGCGGAATCCCGACTGAGCGCCGTATCGTACGATGCCGAAGCGGTCGCGCTGGCCGTCCATCCGATTGGAGCTCCCGATGGGACGCGAAATCCTGGATTGAAAATTTCTACTTGTGAATTCGTTCCTCCAATCCCGAGCGCGAGCACGCTGGCTGTGCGCCGAAACCATCCCAATTGAGTTTCACCAGAGAAGACGTAAGCAGGCGCGCTCACGGTGCCATCGGCAAGCGCGATAGGCTCGGTGCCTACCACTCTAGTCCCAGCATCCGTGAGCGAAGAACCGGACGGCGCGGTGCCGGCGCCGCCACCTTTCACTAGTACGTTGGCGGCGAGCGCTCCAGATGATGCCCACGACGTTGCCGAATTGAAATAGGGAATCCCGCCGCTCGTTCCGGCTATCGATGTTGTCACTGCTCCCGTCGAGGCACTGTTCGTGATGATCGTGCCGTCTCCCGAAAAGGATGAAACCCCGGCACCCGGTGCGGTCCAACTCGTCACGCAGTTTCCACCCGAAGGCGCGGCACTAGAAAGGACCTGTCCCACCGTAGGCGACGTGGAAGGCAGAAGAATCTTGCAAGGGCTACCGGCCGCGGCTGCTACCCCAATCTT